TCTTTACAAGCGCGGCGAATCTCGCACAAGACTACTACACAGCGTTGCAGGCACTGTCGGGGTCCGACTCCGATGAAGGAACGCTTGCACGGAAACGCATCAAGGAAGCAGCACGGGCTGTGCTCCCCAACGCCGCAGGAAGTGACGGCATGGTAAGCATGAATGGCCGTGCCGCACGGCACATCATTAATCTGCGATCCAACGAACATGCAGACCTCTCAATCAGAGAGTTTGCATGGGAAGTGTATCAGGCAATTTCAGATGTTGCTCCGGCACTCTTTGCCGACGCAACCGTGAACTATGGAGCGAGTGACGGGATTCCGTCTGTCTCGTTCGAACATCCGAAGGTCTAGGAGAATGCACGGGCCGTCAGACTACTGCACATCGTAAGAACAGGCCCGGAGACGCGTCCGGGCACATTCAGGGATCGGTTAACGGTAGGCCGATGGTCTTTGGAACCATCTGTATAGGTTCGAATCCTATTCCCTGATCCATGCCCTTCTGGGGGAATTGGCAGACACGCTTCGCTTAAAACGAAGTGCCGAGACGGTGTGCAGGTTCGACTCCTGTGAGAAGCACTAGCCCCTATGGTGGAATGGCAGACACGACGGCCTCAAACGCCGGAGTCCATCAGGGCGTGCAGGTTCAAGTCCTGCTAGGGGCACCTTGACAAGTAGTCGAAAATCGGCTATACTACAAGAAGTCGAGAACTTGCGTTAGTGGCGGAACGGGATACGCGCTAGTCTTAGAAACTAGTACCCTTGCGGTTTGTGGGTTCGAATCCCTCCTAACGTACCTAAGCCCGGTTGCCCTCTCCCGGTTAAGTCCGTACCATACGGTAATGACCGGTGAAGGCCCGAGGGCTGGAAAGACGGCTATAGACGGAGAGCCAGCAGTTCGGCCCGGACTCAATCGGGCACATACCGATGTAGCTCAGTGGTAGAGCAACTGATTGAAGTCCAGTTGGTCGCCGGTTCGAATCCGGCTGTCGGTACCGAGACGAAAATCCTTCGGGGTTTGGTTTGTCTATTGTCGGTGGGTTCAACCCCCGCCGACTCTACCCCTGTAGCGTAATGGAAGCGCAAAGGTGTTCTAAGCCTTCGGGTGCGGGTTCGAATCCTGCTAGGGGTACCACGGTCGCATAGCTCAATTTGGGAGAGCACCGGCTTGTCACGCCGGAGGTCGCGGGTTCGAACCCCGTTGTGATCGCCACGTCGGTGTCGCATAACGGAGATGCAATAGCCTTCGAAGGATGGACATGAAAACGACAACACAGTGGTATAAGGAAAACCCTGAAAAATACTTAAAGAGAAAACAACAAATAAAAGATAGACAAACATCTATTCGAAGGTATGTTCAAGAATACCGAAAAGGAAAGGTTTGTGTATTATGCGGATTCTCAGATTATCGGGCAATAGATTTTCATCACCGCGATAAGGATAGTAAAACAATTACACCTTCGGAAATATACCTAAAAGGTTGGGGTGTTCAAAGAATTCAAGAGGAATTGAACAAATGTGATCCTATGTGTAAAAATTGTCATGCTATTTTGCATCACCCTGATACGTCGGTGTAACTCAATGGATAGAGTGCAACGCTTCGAACGTTGAAGTTGCGGGTTCGAATCCTGCCACCGACGCCAAGGAAAGGGAGTACGATGCGACGACGCGTTCGGGATAGAGAACCAGATACGTACGAAGCAATTCTCTGGACTGGTGAGAACATCTCTGATGTGGCTCTCTGGTTGCAAAATCATCAGCGTGGCTATGATTATGACAATTACTACCGTATCAAGGATGGGAAATTGTACCTTGGACTCTACGAACTCCCTGAGCAGACATGGTTGGTGTTAAACCACAGTGTCTCCCACTACTCAGATAAGGAGTTCTGGCAGTATTACGAAGAAGCACCGTAGCACGGTGTGTGGTGTCGTTGGCCGAGCGGATAAGGCACATGCCTGTGGAGCATGGTAGACGGGTTCGATTCCCGTACGGTACCCCAAATGAGCGGTTGGCCGAGTGGTTAGGCGCGTCTCTGCAACAGACAGGACAGCGGTTCGAATCCGCTACCGCTCTCCACGCCTTTGTAACTCAATGGTAGAGTAAGCGTCTTTTAAACGCGAAGTTGTGGGTTCGAATCCCACCGGGGGCACTATGGTACACGTTGTCGGTGTGTTGACGTTGCTTATCGTGATGATCCTTCTCTGTCGGCACAGCCTGCAAGACACACAACTTCTGATGGACTTGGAGGGCATTGCCATTTTTGTCCTGATGGTGTACTGTGTACTTCGATTGTACGGTGTGAAACTCGCCTTTGTAGCTCAATGGTAGAGCAGGACACTCTTAATGTCTTGGCTAGAGGTTCGAATCCTCTCAGGGGCACGGCTCAATGCGGTGAACAGGTAAAGCTTCCGTGTGGTTGTCCCGACTTCCACCCCCAAAGGCCACGGGGACAATAGTTTGCGGCACGTTCCGGTGCGTGTGGGAAAACACCGGTATGTCGATGTGACCGAGAGGCTAGGTACCACTCTTCCAAAGTGAGGACGCGGGTTCGAATCCTGTCATCGACTCCAACAGCCGCCTGTAGCCACTTCGCAAGGACAGCAGGAAGCGACGGCGATGAGCGTCTTGGGGCAAGGGGGTAGAGACGTTAAATTACCCTCGCAGGCCGGTGAAGCTCAGTTGGCCGAGCACCTGTTTTGTAAACAGGCGGTAGCGGGTTCGAATCCTGTCATCGGCTCCAAGGAAAGGCTTTGTGAGAAGCTAGTGCTCAGGCTGTGATCCGTTGGTTTGAGAGATATGAGTCACGCATCCTAGGTTTTCGCGTTGGCGAACGGACAAAGAAAGAGCGGCCCTTCGGGGCCGCTTTTTTCATGTCTGATAAATGCTGAAGTAAATTAAAAAGAGGAACGCTCCGTAGAGCATCCACGGTCGATCCCACCGGACAACCTCCCGGCGCGACATTGATACCGAAGATGCTCGGTTTCGTCGCTTGCTTCCTCGTTTTGTCTTTCCCAAAACGCGAAGTCGTTCCTTCCGATAGTAGGAGACTTTCGCCTGAACGGTTCGGCCCGGAATGGTCCGGGCACCTTTCGCAAGGTTGCACGTTCGGCACGACGTGACAAGGTTACGTGGGTCATCGGTTCCACCTTTCGCCCGTGGTTTAACGTGGTCGAGTTGGAGCATGTACCGAGAGTCACAATACACGCACTTGTTATTGTCGCGTTTATAGATGCTCCGGCGCTGTTCGACACTGATCCAGTTACGGTCGTACGAGTTCGAACGTTTGTGTTTGAGTGGTAGTGTCATATGTGTACCCACCTGAAAGGGCATCACATAGACGGAGTATGCCGTCTACCGCGTCGTTCTCGGACTGTCCGGTAAGATCAATGACGAAGTGAGCGGTGATGTTGAACTGTTCGGTTTCCGATGCGTGTGTTGTGGATCGCTTATCCGCATTCCCACTCGCATCCTCAATATTTCGAATCAGTCGAACAATCCAGAAGTCTTGCTCACGGAGGGCGTCTGCTTCATTAACGAAGCGACAGTCATCCACAACCACGGGACCGCTTGTCAGGGAAAACGTTTGTTTCCAGCGGTTAATCCAGTGGTCAGGTTCCCCCATAAACTCTCGCCAAAAATCTGTTCCGTACCATTGCAAGAGCGGTCCAAACGTCGTCTTTTTGAACTGTTCGATGGTAGCCTTGTTCAGAGAGGACGGATTCGGGCTGTGTCCCCGAACCGTGTGTCGCTTGACCACATAATCAAGCATGTCAGCACAGTCCTGTTTGACCGCATCGGCAAAGGCAAGTCGCTGATACCCGCGATGCTGAACAAGGGCGTTGGCAATCGTTGTCTTTCCAACGCCATACGGCCCGATAAAAGCGAAGTGACGCACATAACCCTCCTATGTGATGCGGCTGATAAGACTTATTGCAACCATACAGGCGGCTGCAACAAGAAGAAGGAGAAACATGAGGATGAACTTTGACCAGACTTGGAGTAGGTACGCATCGAGTGATGCGTACCCCCCATCGTCTGAACGGCGCTGAAGCCATTTGTGCAGGTTTCGCAGCGCCTTATACTTCATAAAGCGCAACCATACAATTAGCCTGAGCATGACACGCTCTCTCCGGTTGTTACCTTGTGATACGTGTAGAGCATTTGCGGAGACTCGTTCAAGTCCATCGCAGATGCACAGCTACTCAGGATAGGGAGTAGGGAACTGAAGTCGTCAACGTGGAACACTCCGGGCATATAGTAGAAAATATGCTCCTGATCCCCCACGATGATGCACGTCTTTTGCTTCGCGTACGCATAGCCGAACTCCCAATGTCGTCCTCCACCGATGGTCGGATTTTTTGGATCGTTCGCAAAGAGTACAAGCACGTCGCAACGGTCTACATCGCAGGCGTCACGAATTGCCTCTCGTTCGAAGTAGGCCCGTCCCTGCACACCGTAGGCGCTGTGTGGTCCGTCTGTCCCGTCAAGCCACTGGCTTGTGACATGGATACGATGATCGGCTGTCTGAATAATATCCCGGTAGGCTTTGATTTCGTCCTTCCGGAGCCATGAACCAGCGAGATAGACGTTCATTCTTCCTCCTGTTCGTCTAACATCTCACTGATAGTATCTTCGATTTCTTCCAAGTTGTCAAATGTCTCCAAGCTGATGCACCCCTGTGCATCGAACTCTTTACTTGCTTTGCGAAGTACATCTTGAATGAAGCGAAGGAAATCACAATCAATACTTTTACGAGTCGGGAAGGTCATACCGTATCCTCCGAGCGTCGGGCCGTCTTATACTGGATCAAATCAAGCGTTCTGTTTGGCTCAATTGAGGGGCCAAGTTCCCGTTCAATGTACTCTTTCGCCGCGACGGATGCAAACGACACAAGAACGTAACCGGGAGGGGCCAGCATATAGCCAACATCGTTTCTAATGGAAAGTGGGAGGCGCTTTTTCAGCGCCACCCACTCATTGTATCGGTATCGGTTGGTCATGCGATCAATGTCCCTTCTACCATTTCGCTCTGTGGAAGAACGTGGTCGGCAAGGACAAACTTATACAGGTTTGCCGGATTGCCTACCTTGGTATCCATCTGGACGACGCTTGCCATGTCTTTCGACAGTTCCTTCAGGTTTTGGGCAAGCGACCGGGCGTTCGGGATTTGTCGTTCGTATTCACGAAGCACCCCGAGTGTGTTTGCCAGCCCACGTAGCTCTGCATGGAGTTTCGCGGCGGTTGTCCACTGACCGTTATTCTTGAACCCCGGCTCATTGGTCTGCGGGTTGTTCCATACCTGTCGAACCCACTGTTCCAGTACGCTCCACAGGATTGACGCATCACGGGCCGTTTGCTTCTGGTTCATTTCCAGCGTTCGCAACAGGCCCATCTCCGGAAGATCAAGCGCCTGTGCAGATGCCAGCATGAAGTCCGCATATGCGGCCATACGCAAATCGTGTTGTTTCGGTGCCCACGTTTTAATAACACCGACAATTTTGTTCAAGTCCTGCAACAACTCGTACCAGAGTTGGTTTCGGTTGTTACGAATACGATCCAGCAGGACGGTCGGACTGATCTTCTCGCCGCGACGATCCACGTAGAGCACCACCAGACGTGTTGATACGTCGGATCGGGTGAACCAGTGATTTCGTGTCGTCATCCCAAGGTGACACTTCACCTTGAATGTGACGTGATCGTTCGTGGTATAGAGCTTCCGGCGCGTAAACTGAATGCCGGTGGCAACTTCGCAAAGGGCATCTTCAAGCCACTTGTTCGGAGTATCGACGTTATCAAGAAAGACGTGGTGGGCATTGGAGACAGCAGTTTCAAACGTATCCCGGTCGGAAGGGATTGCTGAAACGGTAGACGTTGATCCAAGCAGCAACTCTCCAACTGCTTGAAGGGCCAAGGATTTTCCAGAATCCGTTGGTCCCGCGATGATAAGGTGTGGTTGGGCATCCATATACTCCGAAAAGAACAGCGAGTACGTCCACAGACGGAACAAAGCCGTTGCCTGTTCGCGGGTATGTCGGGCAAGCTGTTCGTCGTAGTTCGGAATGCCAAAAATAGCCGTCTCCAATGACGGCGTACTGGCATCTCCGGGCATTGCCGTAAACGGCTCCATGTTCAACGTATCGCGGAACAGAATCCCATCGGTGCCGTTTCGGACAACTTCAATGGTTTTTCCGTCCAGACGATAGACCATTCCCTCACCGTTGTAGACGTAGAGCAGCCCTTGTTGCTTGCTCCAAAAGTATGACGTCTTGGGAACGACCGGAATCCCGCGATCCTGTACGAATGCCGTCAAGGTTTCATTGACTACCTTGAACTCCGGCTCTCCGTCTACGATCCAGTACCGAAGATTCAGCAACGTTTTCCACTTGCGGTTCGTCGGGTCCATCGGAATGATATGCTGGCCGTCGTAGTACAACGCTTCGTGGCGCTCGGTGTCCCAATAGAGACAACCGGTCGTATTCAGGTCTTTCATCACTTCTTCGCTGATGAGACGTCGGCGCTCCGTAACCGGCGTGCCGGTCTGTGCCCGAAGTTTCTTCAGTGTCGTGAGAACAGGCGTCTCTGCCGGGGCATGTGCAATACGATACCCACGGTAAATATCCTTCCACAAATCTTCGTCGCTGTTGTAGCGCCACTCGGAGTGAAACTTATCGTTGGCTGAGTTATAGACCAACGAGAAGCAATCTTCTTCGCTCATGCCAAGGGTGTAGCAGATATGGTAAATCCGCCACAACGCCGCTGAACGATCCTCACGGGGCCGATCAAGCAAGTCTTTGAGTTCATTGGTAAAACTGTACTGTTCTTCCAGTTCCAGCCGGGATGAGAGATGTTCCAGATTCGGCGGATCGGGCATCTTGCCGGTATCCAGCATGATTTCCGGGGCCGCTTCTAAATCGTCAAAATCTGCCGCTGTGTATTTGTTAGCCGCGTTAAACGACTGCACCACAATGGGATGTGGCGTCTGTCGCTTGAAAGACGTGCTTCCGGGCAGACGCAGCCACTTGGCAAGTGCCCATCCACCTTTATCCTCACGGAGCTTGTGTCCGTAGGCCAGCCGGTAATTGATCTTTTCGACGTCCCGTGCCGGGAGCGGTTCCGCCAAGAGCCAGTAGAGATGAAAACGTCCGGGCGATGTGCTGACGACGATGGACGGCTCAGGTTTGAACGTCCCCGGAGGAATGTCCGCATCATCCAGTTCTACCCACGCCACATCAAGAAGGTCTACAGCGTCATCTTTGCCGCAATCCTTCCCGCGACGGGTAAACCCGTGGGGAGAAAAGTACACATCTTTTCCTACGCTATCGAAACCAAGTCCAGAAATGCCGGTTTCGTCAAGCGCATTGATTGTTCCCCGACTTCGCCAGTGAATCGTACCCGGAAATCGTTGGTCCGAGTCGATGACCGCAAAACGGATCAGGTCGTCTTTGCGGGGATCATTGGCATCCTCCAACGGAAAGATCAACCGCAAAAACTCAGCAGTTTGCATATATGAGGGTCCTTTCAGGGATTTCGATGGTTTATTTCTTGACACTCGCAAGTTAGATATGGTATGTTAGGTGAAGTTTAAGAAAAGCATTTTTTCGAAAACTTTACCCCTTCCACCCAACGCTGTGTGTCAGTGCGTGGACAGGAATGATACCGTAAAAGCCGAAGAAGGTCAATGACTACGCTAATCAACGCCCTCGTACCATCCTACGACGAAGCACGGGTACAACAACTCCTAGACGACATTCGACGTGGGTATTCATTTACCGACGCATGCCGAAATGCCGGGTACCGTGAGTCAACGATCCGGACATGGATGCTGAGAGGGGGTGATCCAGAATCTCGGTCCCCAAAGGTATGTCATCCCTCAGTGCGTGTTGAGCCGTACTACACCTTCGTCCGAGAACTTAGGTCCGCAATGGCTCAGGGAAAGCACCACTCGCCACCGGGACCGCCCCGTGGTCGTCGGCCACAAGACATAACCGAAGAACAGCGTGAGGCTGTGCTTCGGGCACTGGCACTCGGTTGGTCATTTCCCGCCGCATGCAGAGAAGCCAAACTCCCCTATGCCACCTTTATTTCATGGCTCCGGCTTGGCGGGTACCCACAGAAGGTATCTCCCTACCGGGACGTTTCCCATGAATATATTGAGGAACCATATAAATCCTTTGTCCGTGATGTACTAGATGCCGAGGATAACTACTTTGCCACGTAGACGATATGATCTTGATACCCTTGATGACTCCCCGGATGTGGTGTCATCTCTAGCGCAACGAGCGAGAGAGTTGGCCCGTGTGCATCCGGAAACGAATCCGGATACGAAGCGACCGTACGGAATTAGTGCGGAACAACGCATTCTCTTGATAGATGCGATTCGTGCCGGGAACTTCTTTTCAACTGCCTGCCAAATTGCCGGAGTTTCGACTTCGACGTTTAACGACTGGATGCAACGCGGTGGTGACGCTGCAAGCGAAAGTAAATATGTCGAAGATGATCCGGTAGAACCATATAAGTCCTTTGCACGGGATGTGCGACTCGCTGAAGCAGAGGGAGAACAAAATCTGCTTGCTGATATTCGTGCAGCCGGTAAAGTGGACTGGAAAGCAAACGCTTGGATTCTCGCACGCCGACACAAGGACGCGTGGGGGGAACAAAAGGGACCAATCCAAATCGGAACGAGTGGAAACGTTTCGATTATGCTCCCTTCAAATAGTCGGGATAGCTCCCCGGATGAGAGCTAGGAGTTAATCGTTTATGAATCTCGAAATCCCCGAATCACTTGATAGCCTGTGTGTTGTGTGCGCTGACACGGGTCGATGGTCGGGAGCGCCGGAACCCTGCCCGGAATGCGGTGCATTTGCACCACTTCGAAAGCAAGCGAAGCGAGAGAAGTGGCGTCCATCGGATAACTACCGTGAGATTGAAACCCATCAGGGGCTGAATCGTAAAGAACGACGGCAGCAAAAGTCGAAACGCCTGAATAAGCGAGGATAAGTATGTCAGTCAATACAGTTAGTGATCCGTGGGTTGGCGCGGAAATCGTGGATATTTCTACGACGGACCACACGTTCACCGCCAGACACGTTCATTTAGCTTTTAAGGATTTGCTATGGTAAACAAATTGATTGCACAATACGCAGGACATGTAAATCCCGATGATTTTTCACAAGACGTAGCAAACGCGCTGCAAAATACCAACGACCGCACGGGAAGTGCTCCGGTAGATACGGCAATGGGTTCGTTGATCGCCACGCCGGGGAGCGATACGCAGGCGGCAATCGCCGCGCTCATCGCGGCGGTCAATGAGAGCGGCGGCGGGGGTGGGAGTGGTGATACCTACCCGATGAATCAGGCCATCTGGTACGACAACAGCACGGCGATAGCCGGGACGGACACGAGCAGCGGGATGGGGTTGGACCCGGATATGGTCTACGGAGCGCTGATCCGCGTGACGGACCCGAGCGCCGGGCTGGCCGCGATCGGCGTGCGGGTGATGGCCGGTCCGGCCAATCCGGCGACGCTCCGCTTCGGGCTGTACGCGGTATCGGACGCGGCAACGAGCCGGGGGCTGCCCGGCGAACGCGGCGCGGAGCTGGGAACGATCGCGGTCGATGCCGTGGAAACCGGGTGGCTGACGCTGGAGACCTTTGCGGCGGCGGCGCCCGGATGGTACTGGATTGGCGTGGCCACGACCGAAAGCCTGGAGCTGATGGCGTGGTCCCCAGCCGTCACCGGCGGCGCGCTGCTCGGCGTGCGCGACCCAGATGGGGGGAACTTCCAGGCCGCCGGCGGGGTCGAACTGGCCGCCGCCGGCGCGCAGACGGCGATGCCGGCCACGCTGGCCGATGTCGCCACGGCCAGCGATCGGGTTTCCGAAGCGCCGTATCTCGCGTTCCGCATCGGCCCGTTATAGGAGCCACGATGCTCACCAACGGCTACACCACCGTCGCGGCGCTCAAGACCCGGCTCGGCAACATCGCCGATGACCGGGACGACGCCAAGCTGGAGCAGATCATCGAGGCGGCCAGCCGGGAGATCGACGGCCTGACGAACCGCGTGTTCTACACCGTGGACGCGCAGGCCCAGAGCACGAATCTCACCTACGTCATCGAGCGGATTCCGGTTACTGGAACCGTGACGGCGGCATACCTGATGGTAGATGCACCCCATTTTGGAACTACCGCGACCGCTTGGCGGCTCGACATTCAACGAGCAGCGTCAACTGGCGGCGAGTTCACGACTATGGCCGATGTTGATTTCGTAACCGGAGTGGACATAGAGGCGCAGGTTGAGTTCCCGATGGTGCTGGCATCTGCGGGAAGTCTGGCCGTGACGGAAGGGCAGTACGTGTACGTATGGAACCGGGTCGGAGTCAACTCGGAAGGCACCCCCCGGTGTTTGGTCGTGCTCGTTATTGAACCCGCCTAGGAGACAAGATAATGCCTAATCTAAATGTTGATCCGCCTCAGTATTTTGTTGGGGAGACTGTGCGGTTTTGGGCACGGGATATTCTCGACGCGGCGGGTGATCCAGTCGAAGCCGGAGACGGTACGATGCTGGTTCAACTTATTGACTATAACGATGAAGCGGTGGCATCGGAGTCCGGGCAACCGGACACCGTTGACACGAACGATTGGTACGCGGACGTAAACCTGCCGCAATCCGGTATGCACGATGTGAAGATCACCGTCACCGTTGGTGATACGGTGCGGATTAGTAAAGAACCGTTTTATATCTACCCGTAAGAAGAATGTATGGCTAAACAACAAGACGTCGTTGAAGTCAAACCACAAGAAGGACCACAGACGGAGTTTCTATCAACTCCGGCTGATATTGCTGTCTACGGTGGTGCGGCGGGTGGAGGAAAAACATGGGCTATTCTCGCAGAACCGCTCAGACACTACGGCAACCCGAAGTTCTCCGCTGTTATCTTCCGCCGAACGTATCCTATGATCGAAAGCGAAGGCGGTCTTTGGGAGGAATCCGGCAACGTCTACCCGCTCGTCGGCGGAAAGCCGAGACAGCGTGACCTAAAGTGGATTTTCCCTACAGGCATGTCCGTTCGTTTTGCACACATGCAACACGAAGATGACAAGCTGAACTGGCAGGGAGCGCAAATCCCCTTCATCGGATTCGATGAGTTAACGCACTTCACAGAATCGCAGTTCTTCTACATGCTCTCTCGTAACCGTTCGGTGTCGGCGGGAATCAAGGGGTATATCCGAGCGACATGTAACCCGGATGCGCTTTCGTGGGTGAAGCGGTTTCTTGCCCCGTGGGTTGATCGCTTCTCTCCGGTGAAAGCCGAGAGCGGCGAAATCCTCTACATGATGCGAGATGGGGGACATATCAAATGGTACCGAAGTAAGCAGGAAGCCATTGATGATCCGGAAAATGCCCACTTGCTGAATAACCCACATGTCGATCCAGAATCTCTTATTAAATCCGTTACCTTCATTAAATCTACGATTTATGACAACCAGATTCTTATTAAGCAACAGCCTGAATACCTCGGAAGTCTCCTTGCCCTCCCATACGTGGAGCGTATGCGTCTGCTTGAAGGCGATTGGGATGTTCTTCCGGAAGCCGGAAAGGTCTTTGACCGGACGTGGTTTGAAGGGGTGAAGTCGGCTCCGGTCGGCGGCTCCGGTAAAGATAAAGCGTGGGAAGTTCGGTTTTGGGACTTTGCTGCCACTGAAAAGAAGGTGAAAGGTGACGATCCCGACTGGACAGTAGGTACAAAAATGCGTAAAGTTAATGGAAAGTATTACGTTGTCGATGTTATTCGCGTACGGGCAAACCCCGGAGAGCTTGAACGGGTGGTGGTGAACACCGCATCACAAGAGCCGGATGTGCCTGTGCGATGGGAGCAGGAAGGGGCATCCTCGGGTAAGATTGCGACGAATCACTTTGTTGAAAAACTGGCCGGATACGATGCCCGTGGTATGCGTCCAACTGGTGATAAACTGACACGGGCGCTCCCCTTTTCCGCACAAGCTGAAGTTCAGAACGTGAAGCTGGTACAGGCTGAATGGAATGAGCAATGGCTAACAGAACTCCACCACTTTCCTGACGCAACCCACGACGACTGTGTAGATAGCGCCTCTGGTGCCTTTAATTATCTTGCTCGATTTGGCGCTGATGTAAGCGTCGGCCCGGACATTTGGAGTTAATACATGAGCTACCCACCTTCCGCCCCACAGCAATATCCGTCGTTCACCTTTACGCCACAAGTGGTGTCTGTTCCTCATGGGGCTTCAGGAGCAGCGGCGAATAAAATGAACCTTGCGAAACGGGCGTATCACGGTGACTATGCCGCTCCACTCCGGACGAAAGCCGGTGCCCCAAACGACAACATCACCATGAACCTGTGTCGTTCGATTGTCGATAAGTCGGTGAGTTTCCTGTTTGGACGACCGGTAAGTTTTGCACTCGATCAAGACGTTACAAAATCGCCTGATGAAATCCTTCTCGATCAAATCTGGAAGTTCAGTAACAAGGACGCCTTGCTGCAACGACTGGCAACCAACGGAGCAGTCTTTGGACAGGTGTTCCTGAAGATTCGTATTGAAGAAACCTTACCGCGATTGCTGGTGCTCGATCCTACCTGTGTCACGGTAGAAACCGCTCACGATGATTACACGCAGGTAAACCGCTACGTCATTAAGTGGAAAATTACGCTTGACGAAGCAATAAAAAAGCAGCGCATCTACCGTCAGCGTATTGCCCGTGTGCCAGCCCGGTTGTACTTCGATCCAAATGGCGACTTGCAGAACGCTCCGCAGTCGTGGACGATTGAAGATGACTACGCCGATGTGCAATGGGATCAGGAACCGACTGATGGAGATTGGGTTCGAATCGGATATGAGGACTGGCCCTATGAGTTCTCTCCGATTGTAGACTGCCAGAATCTTCCGTCTGCAAATGAATATTGGGGATTGTCTGACATTGAGCCGGATATTATTCGACTCGTTGAATCTATTCACCGATCCGTGTCAAATATTAACCGTATCATTCGTAACCATGCGTTCCCTCGCACGTATACGATTGGGCTGGACGGCAAGCAAGCGGAACAGGTTGTTATTAATCCGGACGGAATTATTAACATTCCGGGCGATCCAACACAGGTCAAGTTCGCTAACCTTGAAATGCAGTCCGACCTTGCGAGTTCATTGAGCTTCTATGATCGGCTCCGAGAAGCCCTCTATGAAGTGTCACGAACACCGGAAGTCGCTGCGGGTAAGGTACAGGATTTGGCCTATCTGTCCGCTATGGCGATGCAGATTTTGTATGGCCCAATGCTGGAAAAGACCAACACCAAGCGCATGCTCTACGGGGCATTCCTTGGAGAAGTCTGCAAGCGTGTCATGTTCATCATGGGACGACCGATTACCGATGATGTTATTGTCATTTGGCCTGAAACCTTCCCACGCGATGCTCAAATTGAGACATTGACGGCGATTAATAAGCTGCAAGTTGGCTTTTCATCTGATACAATTATCTCTGAACTCGGTGGAAACCCTGAGTACGAACGAGAACGACGTAAGGATGATCCGGGTTCGGTACCGTTGGTACCGGCTTCGGCTCCTGAGCCACAAGCAGGTAGTTCTGCCAATACCACGCAACGTGCGGCGGCTAATGGTGGACCGGAGCGATAATGGATAAACAAACTCATCTAACCCCCGGTGAGCGACTGCAACAGTTGGAGACGACTGTGCAGACACTTACCAAGCAGACACGTCAACAGTTGGAAACGATTCAGGAGTTGACGGAAACCTTGCGGACGATGTTCGGACTCTTTCAGATTCTCCCTGAATTACTCAATCAAAACATGCCAGCCGTACGTGCTGCGGAGGTACGTAAGTTCAAAAACCATATGGACTACGTATCCATGCAGCATATTACGCGTTTAAATCCTGTGGAACAACAAGAAAGTTAGGGAAGTCCCTTGACACGCTTTCTTTTGTTTAGTATAATGGCCGTATCCAGAACTTGATACGCCACAAGGAGTACCAATGTCTGTACCAATCCCTCCCGATGCGAGTCAGGTACCCGTGTCGAACCCGCCAGCGAACCCCGGTGGTTCAGAGGCACCAACCACTCCCCCTGCGGCACCACAGACGCCGCAAACGCCACCTTCTCCCCCGGCTGATCCTCCGGCAAATCCTGCTGATGATTCGTGGCTTGCCACACAGCCAGAGAATGTGCAGAAGTACATTCGTGACCTTCGACGCGAAAACGGCGACTATCGCACAAAGTATCAGGATGCAACTACAAAGCTGACTGAGATTGAACGTGCGAACATGACGGAAGCCGAACGTGTCAAGGCCGACCTAGAGAACTTGCAGACGAATGTACTGCCGACGAAGGACCAACAAATCCGTGAACTGCAAGTGCAGATTGCGGCATCCGCAAAGGGTGTTGTTGATCCGGAAGCGGTCGTGAAGTTTCTCGATTGGTCAAAGGTTGATTCGGGTACGTCCGTTAATCAGGCCATTGATGATCTTCTTGCGGCCAAGCCGTATCTGAAAGCAAGTCAACCGGCTGCGACACCCCCGGCTCCAACCGCTCCCCCGTCGTCATCGTCTCCTGCGGCTCCGGCTGGTGGAGGGGGGACCGCCGCTCGATACACACAGTCTCAGCTTAACTCAATGAGTCAGGCCGAGTTTGAAAAGAATCGTAGCGCGATCTTCGAAGCAATGGCAGACGGACGTGTTGACTATGACAAATAAATAATCTCATAATCGGGTGCCGGATGATAAGATGCGATCCGGCATCCACCCTCCCTCTCTTGTGCGTAATTGGCAAATCGTTTCCATACTAGGAGTTTCCCTATGGCTCTTGATCGTTTTATCCCTACACTGTGGAGTAACGAACTACTTGTTTCTCTTAAGAAGGCCCACATTTTCGGACAGCCCGGTGTTGCAAACCGAGACTACGAAGGTGAACTTCGACAAGCCGGAGACACAGTAAAGATTAATGCAATCGGCCCTGTATCTATCGGAAACTACGTGAAGAACACGAACATCTCCGATCCTGAAGAACTGAACGACGCTCAGACGACACTTGAAATCACCGAGCAGAAGTATTTCAACTTCCAAGTTGATGACATTGACCAAGTGCAGCAGAAGCCGAAGGTCATGGGTCAGGCAATGCAGGAAGCAGCTTACGGGCTGCGAAATACTGCCGACAGCTTTCTTGCTGCGGCATTGGTGGCGGGGCTTTCAACTGGTAACACAATCGGTACGACAGGCGCTCCTGAAGCAGTTTCAACTGCTACAGATGCCTACGAACTTTTGGTTGAGATGAAGGTTCGACTCGACATGAACAACGTACCGGACTCCGGGCGTTGGGCGATTGTTCCTCCGTTCTTCATCGGTCAGATGTTGAAGGACAACCGATTCGTGTCTAACATTGAATCAGTATCCCGAGAAGGTCTGTTGAACGGTAGCGTTGGACGAGCCGCAGGGTTCGATATTCTAACGACAAATAACACGGTGTACGAAAACACCGGGGCCGTTGGCGACTACTACTACGCGTTTGCTGGAACAAGCATGGCGTTGTCATTCGCTGAACAGATCGTACAGGTTGAAGCCTACCGACCAGAGAAGCGATTCGCTGACGCGGTGAAGGGACTTCACGTTTACGGTGGTAAGGTTATCCGACCTGAAGCCCTCGTTGGACTGATCGTAGACCGCCCATCGGTATAATCCGATAGCGGTCTACGGACCTTCTTTTAGTACACTAGGAGTAAAGAACTATGGCCCGAACAGCCCTAACGAAGTCTAGTATTACAGCAGATGCAGGAGTAAACTCTGCGGCTGCGGGGTTCTACCAGACTGGTGACAACACAAATAACATGGTCCTTGATGCTGGTGGAAAGGGTGAAATCATCCTCCACGCCAAGAACACAAACGGTGCCGAGCGAACGGTAACGGTGAAGGCCGGAACCGGTGGGCATCTCGGTAGCGCATGGCGTGCCAGCATGGGCGACCTTGCGGTAGCAATCCCTGCAACATCAGGTGAGCGATTTATCCGCATTGCGGACACAGCGCGATTCATGCAATCAGACGGAAACATTCACATCGACATTTCTGGTGCCGGTGTGACGATTGCCGTTCTTAACGTAGACTAAAGGGAGTAACCTATGGCTGTTCGTTCTTCAATGGCGCGGCTGATCCGAAAAGTCCGGTCGAACATTGGGGATACAGCCGGTCCTCTACAGGTTTTTTCGGACCAAGAGATTCAGGATGCGCTGGATTCTCGCCGGAGAGACGTCTACGAATATGCACTTACCGCTGCACCGAACGATCTTGACTACTATGCTGACGGAGGGTGGTGGGAGGATGAACCGACCATCACCCTCACTGATGATACCGTTGTAACAGCCGTAAGCACTCCCCTCTACATTGCGTCAGAAAACCCCGTTGTTGGCGTCTGGACGTTCAACCAAGCCCCAAGCACATCAGTACGTCTCTCGGGGAGACAATACGACGTTAATGCAGCAAGCGCCGATTTGCTTGATGCGTGGTTGGGAAAGATTAAATTGGAGTTCGACTTCCTAGAATTGGGAAGTACCTTCAAAGCGTCACAGCAGGCTGTTATGGTTGAGCAAGCGGCCAAACGGTTTCGCGCTCGACAGTGGATCACGACGGCAAATGTACGCCGAACGGATGACCTTGCGGGATGGTACTAACATGACAATTCTCATTCGTCGGTGGTCCGATAATGCCGAGTACCGTGTACCGGATATTGACGCCTACAACCGGCTCTATAAAGGGAAGGGATACTACATCCCCTTCGGCCCTCACGCGACTCATACCCCTGACGGTCAGCGTATTAAGCAAGTAGCACCCCGTGTGCCACGTATTTCAAGGAAGCCTCATGGTTCACACACGTCTGAGTCCGTATCAACTCCAACGGATGCAGAGAACACAGGACACGAATCTTCCTGATCGGGCGGATATTCACCGTCCTACCTATGTCGTTGATGAGATGGGTGGGACGGAACCCGATTACACCCCTGTGTATGAGCAGATTCCGATTTATTCAGAACCGCGTATTCTTCGTGAAATCAAGGAAGATATTGCTGGTGGTGTGATTCAATCTGGTGTTCGTTGGATTTGCCGCGTAGAGTGGAAGAATAACGACATTCGGCTTGACGACATTGTGATTATTACTGAGTCTCGCTCATTGCAACAATATGTTTTGCAAGTCACAAGTCTCCTTTCGCCTCAGTCATATGGCACATCCTACGGATTTCAGTGCATTTTGGTAGACTAATATGCTACAATACCGAATAGTTATCAGAAACAACCGAATCCCACAGATTCTCGCAACGTTGGATGAACGGGTTGATAACGCAATTCGGGGTTATGTAACAGACGATCTTATCCCCCAAGCACAGAGAAACCAAGCCCCTCACATTGATACGGGAATGCTGAACGCCTCTGGTGAAGTATTCCGACAAGGATTAATGAATTACCTCGTTCGCTTTACCGGTGGAGCCGCAACCGGATGGACCGGAGAGCCGCGTGTGTACGCGATGTACCACGAATACGGAACTCGATTCACAGGAGCCTACCCGTTCCTTGGTCCTGCGGTAGACACAACCTTCCCCGGTGACATTATGGATCAGATTATCGCTATCTTCCTCTAAGGAAACGCCTGTGTACGATGTAATTTCGGAAGCCGAAATCTTTATCAAGAGTCGCCTCCTTGCGAAAGCCAGTGTGGTAGCGGTTGTCGGTGAACGAGTATTCACGCACCCCGGCCCCCGCTACAGCGAAAACGCTGATCGTATCACCTACCCGATTATCACCTACGATTTTCTCTACCCGTCTAATGACACTCTCCTTGTCGGTTCTGATCGGTTTTGGTCAACACTCCGGTTTCTTGTTCGGACCATTGATAAGGGCAATAGCTCACGAAACGGAGCAGAAGGAGCGGCGGCGATCTACGAAGCCCTACATGGTACAAGCGGGTACACACCGAACGGCGCTGTGATTACCTCCTGTATTCAAATCCAACCATATAAAGAAACCGAAGTAATGAGTTCGACACAATACATTCACCTTGGTGGCGAGTATTTGATTAATATTAATACTCCAACAAGTTAAGGAGCTTACTTATGGCACTACGAGAACGAGCACAAGTATTTGAAGCGTCTCAATGGGGAGCAGAGTCTATTGTAGCACCGGGCGTTGCAGTGGCTGCGGACAAGCGCCTAGAGGCAATCAGTGCTGCGCTAAAGCCAAATATCGAAGTTGAACGCTACCGACCGTTCGGTAATAAGTTTGATACCCTAATGATTCCGGGGAAAGACTGGACGACTGTTGACGTAACGGGGCGACTCGACTACAACAACATCATCTACCCACTTGCCTCTGCGGTGAGCTACCCAACGATCACTACACCGGGTGGTGGAACCAACGCCCGACTGTGGGAGTTTGAGTCACGGGCCACGGTTCCTGATACGGTACAGACGTATACCGTTGAAACGGGATCACCTGTCCGAGCACAACGAGCAACAAATGTTATCCTCAGTGATCTTGGGTTCGCCTTTACCCGAGGGTCTATCGAAATTACCGCAACTGGTATCGGAAAGCGGTTTGAGGATAACATCTACCAGACTGGTAACGCGGTCTACAGCGTAACGATTGACGGTACGGTTACTGGTGGTACATTCACCCTGACCTACTCTGCACAAACAACATCGGCTATTGCCTATGATGCAACCGCCGCACAGGTGGAAGCTGCACTTGTGGCATTGAACAACATTAATTACGGTGATGTTCAGGTGTCTGGCGGTCCCGGCGATGAAGCCCCATTCTATGTAACGTTTACTGGTGATCTTGGCAACCAAGCCATTACAATGACAGGAACGTTTACATCGCTCACAGCCGCTCCGGGGACAAGCGCGGTTGCCTCAGTCAAGACAGGGACAGCAATCACAACCGTGACAGCCCTTCCTGCTATTCCGGGGAATGTTAACGTCTATGTGGATACCGACTTTGCGAACATCGGGACAACAAAGCTGACACGTCTCTTTGAGGCCGACGTCAACATTGCCAGCCGATTTAATCCAATGTGGGTACTCGACTCTGACCAAACATCGTTTGCGGCAACAGTCGAAGCCCCACCTGATGTGACGTCACGTCTGAAAATGGCGGCGAACGGTGCTGGTATGGAATACCTGAACACCATCCGAGACGGAAGCACAGTCTACATCCGTATTGAGTCTGAAGGCGATGCCTTTGCCGCTCCTGATGCCTCACTGAACTACCTGTTCCGTGCGGATATGGCGGCGAAGATCGAATCCCTCAATGACTTCGGTGAAACAGACGGAGCCATGTCGGTTGACTGGATGTTCCGAGCGGTTGACGACAGCGACTTCGGTGGCGCTGCCCGATTCCAAGTTCAGAACTTGCGAACAGCACTCTAATACAGTAAACTGAAGGGGCAACTTACAAAAGTTGCCCCTTTGGGCATTTTGCGGTATAATGCTACCAAAGGTATGCATTATACCGTTTTTTAGTGTAATTAAGGAGTTATCGTCTCTATGCCAATCCGAGTTGCCGATCTTGCGAAAGAACGGAGCGAAGTTGTTGTCAACACGCCGCTTGGTCAGGTACGTGTTACCTATCGTCCAAACGTTCGAACCCCTGCCGACGAAGCGCGTATGGCAAATGCGACAGGCGAAGATGCCTACCGGGAAATGCTTGAATCCCTGCACAAACTCATCGTAGAGTGGGATTTGGTTGGCCCTGTGTATGATGCCGAAGATGGAAGCCTTGTCATCGAAGAAGATGCTGAAGTTCCCACAAAGCCACAGATCACACAGCACATTTCGTCAACCCTGCTCGGAATGATCTTTACCGCGATGCTGGAAGATATGCGCCCAAACTCACCGAAGAATCCGTCCAAGAACTCGCAGAAGCTCTATGCTACGGATTCACGGGGGAGTCTCGCATAAAATACGAACCTTACTTTGTTATTAGACGAGCGAAGTATCTTGGCATGTCGCCCACGGAAGTCCTAGAACTCCCTGTGTTCTGGTACGAGTGGGCGGCATTAGCCGAAGCAGCGGACAATGCCGCTGACCGCGAAAACCAGAATAAGGCACAGTCGGATAGACAATATGATTCAATAAAAAAACAGCAATAATGTAATGTAAGGAATTGGTATGGGTCACAGAGTAGCAGAGCTTGAAGTCGTTGTTAATGCCAACGTTGGTCAAGCGCAACGAGAGCTTAATAATCTAAACCGTACCTTCCACAACATTATTGCTGGTGGTGCGCTCTTGGGTGCCGGTGGCGGACTCGTTGGATGGTTCAAGGATGCCGTAACATCCGGTGCCCAATTTGAGCAAACCATGATCCGTGTGCAGCAGCTTGCCACGGGTGCGGAAGTAAGTGTAGACGCACTTACGAAGAAAGCGTTCGCCGTTGACCAAACAACCATTTACTCAGCACAGCAAATTGCTGAAGCGATGGAGCAACTTGGTCGTGAAGGATTTACCGGAGAGCAAATCCTTGGCGGTTGGACGGACGCTGCGGTTAACTTCGCAGCGGTTATTGATGAAGATTTGACACTTGCCACGAACATCTTCGGGCAAGTCGCCCGTGTGTTTAAAGATGAGGGACTAAGCGCGGCAAGAACTGCCGACATTCTCTCACAGGCGATCCTCCGTTCCGGACGTCCTGCGGCTGAGTTCGCAACTGGTATGCAGTATATCGGTTCCATCGCGGCTCAGTTGGGCGTACCGCTAGAAGAAACTGCTACATCACTTTCCTACTTGCAGTCACTTGGTATCAAGGGTCGTTCCGCTGGTACCGGTTTGCGAAGCATGTTTACGGAACTTGCGGCGGGAGCCGATGAGTTCGGTATGAGTCATGGTGTGCAAGCGTTCGATCCCGTAACCGGGAACTTCGTCGGTATGCCGAAGATCATTGACCAATTCAATGAACTGCTTTCAACTATGTCGAAAGCGGAAGGTTTGTCATTCCTAGAAGATATTTTCGGAAAGCCTGCGTCGTCTCCGTTGTACGCCCTCTTTACCGGTGGAACCGAAGCCTACGATGAGCACCTTCGAAAGATGGAGGACTTGGGGACGGCTGCGGCATTCATGCGTACATTGATGGATACGATTGGTGGTTCGCTTGACCGCTTCGAAGCTGCGGCATCGAACGCCATGCGACAGATCGGTGTTATCGGTGGTAACATGATTCGCCCATTCATCGACTTGTTGACCGAGCTACTTGGTGCCTTTGCAAATGCTCCACGAATCGTTCATATCGCAGCGGCGGCATTCGTTGTACTTACGGGTGCGTTGATGGGGCTTGCCGGAGCAATCATGGTATTCCGAGGACTCGGAGGGTTTGGTCTGCTCTTTAGCGGTATCGGTATTATGTCCGCAACCTTCCTTGGATTTGTTGCCGTTATTGCCGGAGTCATTGCAGCGTTCGCGTTCTTCAGTGATGAGTTGGGAGCCGCAAAAGACGCGGTAGCCGACTTCTTTGAGCCTGTGTCTGAACTTATCGACTACCTTAGTCGAATCAATCAAGCGGACAATCCCCTTGACTTCCTAATTGCACAGGGGTGGGACGGTCCGTTGCTTACCTTTGCGGAGGGGCTTGGTGATGTGGTCGAAGGGCTGGCCGACCTATGGTACTTCATCAGTCGTGGTGATTGGGACCGTTTCATGCGCCGACTACCGGGCGAACTAGAACAAATGTGGAACGGCGTCAAGCTGGCGTTCAGCGTAGTCCCGGAAATACTTGGATTCACAAGCTGGTCTGATCTTCTTATGGGCGCGTTGGCGTGGACTGGCGAAGAAATTGTGCTACCGATGCTCACGGCGGTAGTTGAGTTTGGACTATCGCTGGTAAACAAGACAGTTGGGTGGGTTGGTGACCTGTGGAGTTGGATTAAGGGACAAATCTTCGGCGGTCCTGCGGCAACCGTCAACGCCGACGGGTCGAAAACAGTCAACTACCTGCCGAACGAAGAACGAAATATTCCGTTCGGTACGATCCTTGTAGAAGGTGCCGTTGCTCTCGGAACCGGTTTTACGCACATTGCCGGTCGCCTTTGGGAGTGGCTGCAAGAACAATTGATGGGTGGACCAACCTATGGGCCGCCGACAGGAACCCGAAACGGAACGGGTTCCTTTAACACCGTATTGAGCGAGCCAATTCCGCTCGGAACAGTTATCCTCGAAGCTGCCTTTGAACTAGCCGAAAATGTGTGGGGGGAAGCTGGTAACTTCGCCGGGTGGGTTGTGTCAAAAATCTCCGAAGTAGGCGACATTTTCATTCCGGTTGAGGGTGCAAAAATCTCACTTGTTAACGCTGTGTTGGAGCTTGACAACGCGCAAAATGGCGAAGACGGCGGTGGGCTGTTCGGAAGTATTGGTCGTACTATTGCAGAGGCTATTCCTGACGACCTTAACTTTATTCGAGAAATTGGTACTGGCTTCGGGAAGGCGATTGGAAAGGCGATTGCGGCTATTAGCCCAGACGATATGTCTGATCGCGTGGATTGGCAGAACTTCGGTCAAAACATCGGTGCCTTTATCCGCGATGGTATGTCGTTGATTGCAAAAGCTCCAACCGCGTTGGTATTTGGACTTAGCGAGTTTATCTGGTCCGCAATCTCCGAAATCACCGTTGAAGACTTGAAAGGTATTGGGGATATTGGTGGCGGTATCATTGCTGCTATTGGTGGGTTCCTTGCCGGGTTGCTTACTGGTAAAGACTCGTCCGAATGGAGTTTCGGGGAGTTCCAAGCCAAGCTCGGAGAAAAAATCTACGGTGCTATCGGTCGGGCAATCCGATTTGGTGATGGAAGTGGCGGCAAGGGGGGCTTTACCGGGCTGTTTGACGATATGGGCAACCAAATTGTCGCACCGGATACGCTATCCGGCTCTATTGCCGACATTGTTATGGAAGAAATTGGCAATGCAATCACGCGAATTGTTGAAAAAACGGGTGAACTTATTCCGAAGATTTGGGATGGTTTAGAGTTTGCTATTCCGATGATTCCGTTTACGTGGAATGGGCTTGTCACAGGGGTTGATACCGCTGTTGCGTTTGTTGAGGAACAAATTACTCGGCTTCGAAACAAACTTAAAGAATTGTTCGGATTGCAGGATGAGGTTGGACGGCAAGGCGCTGCTGGAAACTTCTTCAATATCCAAAACTACGATCCGCTCAACCCGAATAACCATACCAACGACACAAACACGGTTACGCACTCTCCCGGTGAAGGGTATGCGATTCCGCAGGGTGCCCCATTCCAAGGCAGCCTAAAACCAGAAGTCAGTGTCACGCTGACTGTGGATGAAACGTCCATGTCGGCGCTTACCCGTGAAATAGAGTCGAAGGAGTTTAATGCGGAGCTAAAACTCGACGGTATTGATACCGTGATGACTGATTTTGCGGCGGCTTTTGACATGGGACGTGCATGGGATTCAAAACAGTTTGAAGCGGATGCACAACTTAATGTTGATGCTGTAATGATTTCAGCAGCAGCGGCATTTGATATTGGGCGTGCATGGGATCAGCAAAACTATTGGGGTGATTTTAGCCTAAACGTTGATGCTGTAATGATTGCCGCTGGTGCTGCATTTGATATTGGCCGTGCGTGGGACGGTAAGGTCTTTACTGCATCGTTTTCTGTAGATACCAGTGGAATTACGGCTGCGGTTGAAGTTGCTCGACAAGCAGCAGCGGATATTGCCGCTGTGATGCCGCACTCACCGGCGAAGGAAGGTCCGCTGAAGGAGCCAATTACCTTCGATTATATTGGTGAAAACTTCGGTTCGGTTGCGGATGATATTCGATACAGTGCTGATCGCCTAACATCCGATGTTGCAGGACTTCGAAATAGAAATATGGCACCGGTCGATGTTGCTCCATCTCGCACAGGCGGAATGGTAACGAAGAATTACTACTTCGCGGTTACTGGCGATGACCTTGCACGTCTGGAACGTCAGTCCCGAGAAGGATCACTCGACGTGGAAACAACAGCCCGTGAACTTGAAATGGCGTTGGGGATGAATTAATGGCAGTTTCAACGGTAACATACGGATACGAAAATACAGGATCAAGTGAGGGGTATGCTGTTCTTTCTGATGGGTATGTACGTGCCTATACGGAAAACGCTGTTACATCTCACATGTGGGGGTTCCGTTTCCGTGGACGTCTTGGACGTGTCTCTGGAACGTCCCCGACAATGCGCTACGGACTGTGGCTGGCAAATGCTAGCAAGGAACCTGACACCCGTGTTGGGTACTCCGAACAGAAAACCGCGTCAACGCCAATGGACTCCGGCTCTACCGGAGCGATCATTGACGCGAACGTTGTGGAAGCCGATGAGTCTCCTTCGGACACCGCAATTCAGATGTGGTCAGGGAACCGATACTCTATAGGTGCGCTGGTTGATGGGGCCAATGCGAATGTGGGGATGATTTTTGCGGGGTCTATTTCCAAAGACTCTGAATTGCTGTACCAGAAAATCGCTGCCACGTCAGGGACAACCCCTCCCGATCCGTTCGGAAGTGCGAGTTCCGTAACAGCCGGTCATTTGACGATGTGGGTGGAAGCCCACACCAATGAAGCCCCTCGCGTACCGGTTGACCGCTCTCCAAGCGGAACGATTAATACAACAACGCCAACCTTTACGTCTACGTTCCGTGATCGAAACGGCACATGGGGTCCGGGTAATGACGGTTACGACGATGGGGATGAAATCAAGCGGTACCGTATTCAGGTACGCCGTGTGTCCGATGGAGTCATCATGTGGGCACCCGCCGCGTTCTCTGCTTCGACAACGGAGAAAAGCGGGGATAGCACAACGAAACTCTACGCCGGGTCTACCCTTTCCCGTGGAGTTGCCTACGAATGGCGTATCCAGCATCAGGACATGTTTGATGAGTGGGGTAGTTACTCAGATTGGCTAACTTTCACACCGGCAAACAGTGGCTACGTATTTACGAATGCAAGTTCTCCAAGTGGGAAGCAGGAAGTTAACACAGGCATTACCTTTGGCGGGTCATGGACTCACCAGAGCAGCTTGTCCACAAATGCGGTACAAGTACGTATCAAGGAAAACGGGCTTGTTGTGCAAACGAGTCCAACCATCACAAAAACCGTTGCATCATCGGCCTCTCCGGGGACTGCATTCACGGTTTCGTGGGCGGATACAACCTTCGCTGATCTGGATTGGGGCCACTCGTATACCTATGAAATCCGAGCGCGGGATACCGCAAGCGCGTGGTCGGATTGGTCAGACGGACGTGCGTTTAACACGAACGCGGCACCGGCTGTGCCAACAAACCTGTCTCCAACCGGAAGTGCCACCGTATCAAGCTACCCGCTTTTGACGGCGAATACGTCTGATCCGGACAGTGACGATATTGCGTCAACATTGGTGGTCACAGGGACGATTACACGACCGAACCTAACGACGGTTGATGTAACGTTAGCGTATAATTCGACAACTGGAAAGTTTGAATACCAAACTACCGCAACGGAAATCAGTGCTGAAGGAACGTACTCATGGGTTGCCTATGCGTACGACGGAACGCTGTACTCTGGGGACTCGACAACTTCTGGTGGGGCAACAACATCGGTTTCGTCAACATTCGTCTACACCAATGGTCCGGACGTTACGATTACATCGCCAACAGAAGCCGAAGTTCTCACAACGATTACTCCTACGGTGTCGTGGTCGGTGTCTGGTGGTACACAGGCGAAGTACCGAATTAAGATTTATAAAGTTTCAAATGGGCTTATTGTCTATAACTCACTGTTCCAAGTGAGTACCGCAACAAGTCAAGAGATTCCTCCTGCCGAGTTGGAGAACGAAACCGACTACACCATGACGGTAGAGATTGAAGATAGCCTTGCGGTTATCGGAACCTCTGAAGTCCGGTCGTTCCGAGTTGAGTTTGATCCTATTCCGGAGATTACAAACTTTCAGGCAACCCCTGTGAAGATCGGTACCGATACCGTAGAGTCGGCCATTCGCCTGACATGGGATGCATCCGTAGAGCCTGCTCCGTGGTTTGTTCGATACATTCTCCGACGCAGCGACTTGGAACGCCCATTGGCGTACATTGATAGCCAATCAACAACGGCGTACACTGATTATCTCCCTGTGTCCGGAGTCGAATATGAGTATACGATTCGTCAGGTAAACGTTCTGGAAGGGATCAACGTTGCCAGCCCAACCGTTGCGGCTGAAGCATCGGTGAATCTCGACGGCGTACACCTGTGTAGCGTAGAGAATCCGTCAACGTACCGAACAACACTGTCGTTCGGTGAAGGGCGCAATCATAAGCGTACAAATAATGACACCTTCTATCTTCCGTGGTCGGCAACCAAGCCGACGACGGTACGTGGAAAGGTGAACTACTGGACAACAACGGCGAAATACAATCTCGTTACAGACCCACGCATCGGAGTGACGGCGCTTGTGCGATTGGCCGAGATTGAAGATTTGATCGAAAACGGTGGAACCCTGTGCTACCGCGATGAGCGTGGTCGCAAGCGATTTGTAACTATTGAGGCGAATGGGTTGGGCGTTGAAGATTTGTTCCCTGAACGATCTGATGTGTCGCTAACCGTTCGTGAAGAAGCCTATGACGAAGGCGTTGTGACGGAAAGACTCTAATGGCGACTGTTCCTATTGGTGGGCGAGTTACAATTTCATCTGAACTATGGCGCACAGATATTGACGGATTCCCCCTTGAAGATTTGTCTGATTACGTTCTCTCCGGATCAGTAGACTGGCACGGGGATCGAAGCGGGGGAACACCAATGGGGTGTTCCTTCCGCCTTTCCGCAACCGATGTTGTACGTCCATATGCAGACTTCATCATGCCATATCTTATTTTGGAATACGAAGATGGATCAGACACCATCCGTGAGCCAATGGGGATTTTTGTGGTCATGCCGTTCGGGGAAGAACACACTCCGGTCACGGGGGAGACAACGATTGAGGGACGTGACCTAACATTCTTGCTTTCCGTATCGAAGTTTACTGACCGAGAAAACTTTGCAGCCGGAACAAACCTCGTAACAAATGTAACCTCACTGGTGACAGACGTTGGCCTTTCTCGGGTGAGTTTCCCGACAACAACAAAGACACTTGGCAAGGCACGTAGCTTTAAAGTAGGCACAAGCCGCCTTGAAGCGGCAAATAGTTTTCTTCAACGGCACGGATGGTATAAACTATTCATGGAACGCGACGGTCGTTTGCGATCACTCCCGTTCCGAAGCCTGTCTAAAACACAGCCTGCAAAGCTCTACACCGAAGAAAACCTTGTTGATGTACTGAGCGTAGAGACGCCACCGGCTGACAAGTTTGGGAATGTCGTTATTTTGCAACGAGAACGAACCGACGAATCTACACTCACAGCGATTGCCCGTGAAGATAATCCGGCTGTGCCGTGGTCTACAGCGGCTCTCGAACGAGAGATTGTCATTGGTCCGGAAACGGTCGATGACGCCGAAGATCAAGAGGCGCTTGATGCACTGGCACAGGAGCGACTGGATAACGCCGGAGCCTATGAGAAGATCATTACATTCCGAACCATGCCTGATCCCTACCAAGAAATTAACCGAACAGTAGATATTTACTTGCAAGGAGATAAGTCACATCTCAACGGTCGCTACCGTTTGCGTGGGTGGAAAGTCGGCTTTACGCCGGAAGTAGCCCTTGTCGATATTGAAGTTACCCGCGTTGCGCGATTTATTTCCGGTATTCTTGAACCCGGACAAGGATTGCTACCTGTATGAGTTCAACAACTGCTCGACGTCTAGCGAGTGCGATCCGTAGTGCAATCGCCATTGAAATGCTCCCGTACGTGGACACATACACAGCGGAAGTTACCGCTGTGTCCGCGTCCGGGGTGCAATTTAAGCGTGCCGGAGAAACTACAGGCAGCACAGAAGTCTATGCTCGACTACGATTCCAGCACATCCGAGTAGGCGATCAGGTTGCCGTTATTCAGGTGGGGAAGCATCCGTTCGTCGTCGGTGTTGTGCAGCGTGCTGCATACGGAACCCCAACGTATACGCTCAATTCTATTGCGGGGACCGGAGCTACCATGTCCATTGCCGGTTCTGACTATTCCGGTGTGATTACTGTTAACTCCGGCTCTGCGAGTCTTTCGGCAGGACAGCTTTTCGATTTTACCTTCGTAAATGCATGGGCAAGTACCGAGTACACCGTGGTCCTTCAACCGGCTAGTAATGCAGCCGGGGATTTACAAGCCCGGTTCAACATTACATCCCGCACGACAACTAAATGGACACTTAACTTAAGAACCGCATTAACTGCGAGTTCAACATATATTTGGCATTATCAAATCAGGCCATATGAACCGTAAATATTGTAAAATATGGCAAGGTGTGTTAGAGTTAGCGTAGTGTTTTTGTTTAGGAAGGAAATCATGCGCGTACCTCATACATCCGCCCTTCAGCGACTTGGAAATGTGTCATGGCAGACATGGCGCGGGGTTCTCCAAGAAGCGAACAGCCCTTTGCTTCAAGAGGGCACACTACCGTATAATGCGGCACAACCCTACACGGCGCTCTGCCTTGCTTGCATGAAACTTGCGACTCACTTTGGAACGCTTGCTTCAGAAATTACCCGAACCAAGAACCCTTTCATGCTTCGAAACGAAGGTAGCTTCTCCGGTCTTATGGAGTTTGCTACATGGGAAGAAGCAATTGAGTATTGGAAACGGCACGCGTTCCCATCCACAGAAACACATCAGGTTGAAACCCTGTGGGAAATTGTACGCATTGCAGACCTCTATACAACCGCCGATCAAGAGCGTGTGTATGCGGTTTCAGTTCCAGACTATCTCAATGAGGATGGACAGCCGCTAGAAACAACGTTCTTTCGCTGGTTCGGTGCAATTGATCCAACACGCTATCCGATGACGTATCGCGTTTGGCGAGAGTGGTGCGAAAGCCGGGGTGTCTATCCGCCCCTTACCGATACCTATAGCCTTGGTAACGGTACTGTGGAGTTTACGTTCTCCAATGGACTCCGCATTTACGATAGTGGGGACGCTGCGTACGTGGTTGGGGATGTGCAATATTAGCTCATTGGGGAGCACATAATTGTACCCGCTCCCCGTGAGAACTAAGGTAATAGAGATGCGAAATTATGTTGGACCAACTAACCGACAACATCCCGTGGACTACCGTAAAGCTGGCGTCCGTCGCTGGTTTCCTACGCTTGATCTTCCTTTGGGTTACGGCCTACCCTCTTTTAGTTATCGAACGCCGGAAGAACAAGGCTCTGGTGGGGGCAATTACTCAACTGGAAGAAATCGTGGACAGGAACAACCGCCTAGTAGAGCCGAGAGATTAATTTTATTTCTACGCTCGGTAACGGGTGACATTGAAAATGATCCCGAAGTGCAGTATGCTTACCATACCGTAGAGAAAGCAAAGAAGCTCGACAGCAATATTCGACGGTTGGCAAGCGGCGACGGGAATCCGCTTGAATATGATGTGTTTGGTCATGGGGGCCGCACATTTGTAGGAGAGCGGAGATGACATGGACGCCCTTCACTAAAGTTAAACAACGAATTAACTCTGTTGTGCAGAGTCAAAATCCGTGGATGCTTCAATGGGGGCGACTCCTATTCTGGACGGCTCTCATTAGTATTGCATGGGTAGTAAAACACTTTCACACAGCAACCTACACGGAAGATACCTACATTCTGCTCATTATCGCAACGGCGTTCTTTCTTGCGTTTCTTATTATGGTTATTGGTACAGCCGTTCGAACCCTTCGTAATCTTTCCCTGATGACTATTTTCCTTGGCGGCTCCGTTCTCTTTGGTCATGCTGGACTCTCCCGACTCGGATACGTACCTGTAGCGGAAGAACGTCAGCTTGACGTCACACGTACGTTGTTCATTGTTGGCGGATTTGCATTCGTGTATAGTGCCGCCAACGTTATCAAAAATTGGGAGTGGACAACACACCATATTATTTGGTCAACGATTATGCTTCTCCTTCTTCTCTCTGTCCTTTCTCTTGCATTAATCTAAGGATACTCCTATGGCATATACTGTAAACATGCCGACAACCGGAATCAATCACAGCAAGGCAACAAAAGAAGCTGCTCTCGCTCACGCACGTTCGCGTGGCGCACAGAAGTGGTCTGACGTCGTTGAACTGTTTGATACATTCTGGCTACTCGGACCAAAACTCAACATTCGTCCCGAAGTGCCTTATGGTCAGTGGTGTGATGAAACCGCAACCGGAACGTCGTGGTACTGGATTAACCATCTCAACCCCGGTGGGCTACGTATCACCTACGCCGGAGAACAGAGCCGAACATGGCAGAACGGCACACAGGCCGCTCTTGGCATGCTTCACCGCCTGTGTCTCTACATTCATGGCTCGGTTCCAGAATGGTTTAACTACGCAGAACAGTACGATCCAATGCCTGAGAAGGTTGCGGAAGCTGGTTATCTTGGCGTAGCAAAGAAACTGTCCGATCTATCCGGGCGTTGGGCAACTAACCCGAAGTACGCGGCACAAATTGTTGACCATCTCAATCTTGCATTCCCGACCGGCGCGGATGTTGCCGACCGGGTAACGCCACCAACGACACCGGCTCCGTCTCCGGATGTGCCGAAGTCTCCGTACCCGGCACCACCTGTGCAAATCTCGTTGATTCCGTACGCGAATGCCAACCGGCCAAAACTTGAAATGCCGTCTCCCTCGTACGTTACCGTACACGAAGTGGGGAACATGTCACCCGGTGCCGACGAAGAAATGCACCGACGCTTTACGCATAACGGTGGCGGACCGTCGCAGGTATCGTTCCACTTTGTTGTCGGACCGACACAAGTAATCCAGTTGCTCCCGCTCGATGAAGCGGCGTGGCACGCCTCTGACGGGTATTACGGGACGGGCAACCGAGACTCGATTGCTATTGAGACGATCCAGATTGGCGACTTCAACAAGACGCTCTGGAACCTTGCATGGCTTATTAACGAAATCAATACGAACCCGAACCGATTCGCTTCGAACCATCGCCGGTCATGGGATATGTCCAACGACCGGATTGTGCAGCACAACACATGGGCACCGGATAAGAAGAACTGCCCTCAGTTCATCCGTGACCGTGGATTGTGGCCGACACTGATGCAGCGAGTTGATATTTGGGAAGCCCAAGTAACGGCTCCGGTGGCACCACAATACGCACGCCCTGTGAAATACTTCTGGCTGGAAAAGGACGAAGCGGCAAAGGGCTTGGACCGGGAAATCAACGACGTACCGGTTCACTACCTGCCACTCGTTTACACAGCCGTTCAGGAAACACCGCGACGACAGGCAACCGGAACAAATCGAAAGATTATCGGCCCTCCGATCAAGGTAGGAGAAACGTTCCGTGCCGATTATGTCTATAGAAGCGGTCGTGAGACATTTGTGTTGACACCACACGGTACGCGGGTAAAGGCGGCTCACCTTCTACCGAAAGTGCAGATTAGCTCCAACCAGAACATCTCTATTCGACGTACGGCTGACGCTAAAGGTGTCCTTGCCGATCACGCGCACAAGACGGAGGATACCGAATGAATGTACCAAAACAACTCCCACAGTTTGTAGAGACAGAACCCGTCGCTTCATTAGCCGGTCTAATGAGTGTGCTGTTTAACAGCACACTCACAACGGCAAAGATGTTGGACTGGATTCCGCTGACATGGGAAGAACTTGTCTATATTGCGGCATGGTTTAACAGCTTGCTCGTTGTATTTACATACGTCCAACGTAGCCGGGTAACACCGGTTGCGAAGGCGAATGCTCGTATTGAGGAAGCAACGCAACTTCCTCCTGACGCTGATCCGCCGTTTATTAAGTAAGTGGTTGATTCAACGACAATGTGGTAAACTAAAGAAACATTCGGATGAGCGGGGTGTGTACCCCGCTCATTTCTTAGTCAGGAAAGAGTGCATGACGACACGATTCTGGACGCTCGATGAGATTGACGATGCTCATGCCTTGTCGGACGCCGAGTTCTTTGCTAAGTATCCCGACCGTTCGTTCGACGCTTTGCGTATCAAACGTGGTCGAACAAAACCCTCCGGATACACACGCTCGTTTGTGAGCGATAAAGTTACCAGTGATTTCAATTGGCGCGATGCAAATAAGGTTATCGCGTCCATGCAGGAACTCAAAACAACTGCACGCCTCAGTCAAGACACCGCTGACATTCGTATCGACACCGATAAACCCATCTGCGTATTCGGACTGTCTGACACCCACATCCTTTCATGGGGGACCGATCACACCCTGTTCGAAAAGGTGACAGACGAAATCCTGAACACCGATGGGCTGTATGTCGCCCTTCTCGGTGACTTGGAACAAATGTCGATTAAACTGCGGGGCGTCCTTGAAGTAATGGACAACATGCTGCCACCAGAGTTGCAGCACCGTTATATTGAGTCGTGGCTGGACGAAATCAAGCATAAAGTCCTCTTTGCTACGTGGGATAACCACGCGGTTATGCGTGAAGAAAACGCCTCTGGTTATTCACGCTTTGCCGACATTATGAAGCGGAACGTGGTCTACTTTAACGGGATCGGGCACCCGGACATTCAGGTAGGCAACCAAGTCTATAAGTTCGCCGTAACACACCGGTTCCGTGGACGATCCATCTATAACCCGTGCCACGGCTCTATGATGTACCTTGTCCGAGAAGCCTTTGACCGGGAAATCGCTATGGCCGGAGACAGCCATGTGCCGGGACTCCTACAGTTTACCCACGGAGCAAAGACGAAGCTGGCACTCAATGCAGGTTCCATCCAAACAAACTCAGGGTATGCGAAGCGGTTTTTCTCCCTATCGACACACCCTGAGTTCCCCGGTGTTGTATTGTTCCCCGATGAGCACCGCTTTGCTCCGGTGTGGAACGTGCAGGACTGGATCAAGCTCCGGGGTTAAAGGCCAAGCCCTCTGTTCAGCAATGTGCAGAGGGCGTGTGCATTTCCAAGTGCGTCCTCTGCGGCATTGTGCGTATGGGCTAACGGCCCTCTGAGTCCATCCTGGCGAAAGTCTCGTTTCATGCTTTTCTTGTAGCCCTTATAGAGACTTGTCAGGCTATCGCAGCTAAATCCGTAGGGATTACGCTGCTGGATATGCTTCTCTTTCATGTAGTGGTGGAAGTACCAACACACGAACATCCAGTCGAACCCGGCGTTATCCGACACAAACCGGATAGGGCCGTTTTCCTTTAGCGCCACGCTCCATTGCCAGAACAGTTCAATCATATCCCACGGGGCCGGATACGACAGCGTTTCGGCACGGGTACGCCCGATTGCTTTCAGCGCACCGGGGTCGTATGATTTGGTAATGGGGTGCATTTGAGCAAGGAAACGCGGTTGGTCTGCAATGCTCCAAATACCGATACCCTTCACATCCCGGTGAACGACAACGGCTCCAAGTTCAATCAGAGAAAAGTCCCCCGGAATTGGGCCGTCTGCTTCGACGTCTACGCAGACGTATTGCATGGTCATGGTAAATCCTCCCACCAGTCAATGATAACGTTTGCCGCAACAAAGTCGCGGAACACGGACTCTGCAATCGCATTGTCCTGCGATGAGTAGTGCTTCCCGAATACGACACGTTCGATCCCGGCATTCAGGATGAGATTTGCACACTCCCTACACGGGAAGTGTGTGGCATACAGGGTGCCTCCCTGAGCCATTGCCCCGGCTTGTAGAAGCGCATTAGCCTCTGCATGCACGGTACGCTTGCAGCGGCCCGTTTCAGGCTCGATAAGGCATCCTACCTCATTACAGTGCGGAAGTGCCCGTGGAGCGCCGTTATAGCCCGTAGAAACGATAACGTGGTCACAGGTAATGACGGCTCCCACGGCAAGGCGGGGACATGTGCCCCGTTGGGCAACGACTCCGGCCACTTGCATCCAGATCGAATCAAAGGTTGTTCGTTGGGACATTCCATTTTTCCTTTATTTCAGCAAGCTGTTCTTCAGTGCAGCCGCTTTGCTCTGCAAGCCAGAACAGCAATTCTAGGATCGCGGTACGGTACCCGGCAAGGGCACCGTACTCTTGAAGAAGCTCCGTTCGCTGCTCGATGGTTCGATATGTCGGTAGCGCCCGTGTCCGACTATTCAGATCGTTAGAGCGCATGATGAAGGTGGACGCCATATCTTCTACAAACTTCATAGCGTCCTTTATGGCAATGTGGGTGGTATCCACGGTTTTACATTCCCCCAATTAGTCCCGATCTTGGCGTCAATGTCAAGCACCGCACCAGCCGGATTGTCAAACGGCCATGTTGTCATAACGCGATGCACAAGGTCCAGTGCTTCTTGCTCCCGCCCCTCACGCACTTCGCACTCGATAGAGTCATGGACAAGGAACAGCCCGTGCCCAAGGCGGCGGTCTTTCAGTTCCTTGTGAATCTCCATGAAGGATGTGAGATTCAAGTCAGATGCCAAACTCTGTACCGGTGAGTTCACCGATTGATTGAGCACGTTCTGACGATTCTCACGCGTTACAAGGTTCCAGCGACGTACCCGCCCGAATGGTGTCCGCGTCTCGCCCTCACTGAGTGCCTTTTTATGCTGCTCAAAGTACCACTCTCGGAACTTCGGCGCACCTTTGAAGTAATCGTCAATGAATACCTGTGCTGACTCGATAGTAATACCAAGCCGTTCTGACAGGCCCATTGCCGACATGCCGTAGAGAATGCCAAAGTTAATGACCTTGGCCGCTTGCCGCTCATCATCGGTGACGTCATCAATGCTCTTTTTGAACATCTTTGCCGCCATTGCCTTGTGAAAGTCCCCGGACATGACCGCTTCACCGAGCACTTCGTCTTGCGAAAGGAACCACGCGCACCGGATTTCAAGCTGCGAGTAGTCTGCGGACAGCCACACATGGCCCGGAGAAGGGAGGAACATCCGCTTAATGGAGTCGAACCCCTTGACCGTGGCGCTTCGCGGGATCGTCTGCAACGGCGGGTTATGCATCGCAAGCCGTCCAGTCACGGCACCACGAATGTCGATGTTCGGATGCACCCGTCCGTCAGACTTGATATGTTGTGCGATACCGCGCACATACGTGCTCATCATATGGTTAATCAAGCTAAAGTTCTCTAGCTTTTCAACCAGCGGATGATTCGCATGCTCTGCACGGAACGGTTTCCCCGTACTCAGATTGCCGGTCTTATCGTCGTACACCGGCTTTAGCTTCAGGTGGTCATAAATCAACGAGATAAGCTGCGGTTGTGATTTTGGGTTGAACGGCTCATCTCGATAGAGTTGTTTCCACCCTGTGAACTTTCGCTCGACAACCGGCACGAACTGCATCTTTCCATCGACACGCTTTCGCTTTTGCGTGACCACGGTTTCATACACACGCTCTTTCCGGTCAGGGACCGTCCGCTTCCAACCGAGGGACGCTGCATACTCTGCAAGCTCCCGCTCTGCTGCTTCGACTTTTGGTCCCCATTCCTTTTCTAGCGTTGCGACGTAGGTTTGATCGACAAGTACCCCGTGTCGCTCAATCTCTGCGAATGTTCGTTGTGCAGGTTCCAGTACATTGCGCACAAGATCAAGTGTGCCTTCTTCCGCACAGAGGCCGGTAAGAATAGGCTCCACACGGGCTGTGTATACCACATCAAGGCCAGCGTATTTTGCGAGTATGTGACGCGGCACATTCGCCCACCCTTTCTTCCCGCCAGAAAGATACTGGTGGACTTCATCTTCGTAGTAGGGCGCATTCAACCACTCCCGTGAGAGCGTTTTCAAGCCGACCTTATTCTTGTGTTCAGTCAGCCCGAGCGCAAGACACATAGTGTCAATGTCGTTTACCGGCGTCCGGTCAAAATACTCCTGAATCCATTGCCGGTCGAACGACATGTTGTGAATTACCCATGTGAACCGCTCATCCTCCATAAGCCACTGAAACATCTGACGCGCACCGTCGTTCTTGAATACGTCTGCTTCGATGACGGCGGCACGCTCGGTGTTCCCAATCGCTACCTGAAGCAGTTCAGCATCCAGTACGCTTAGGTCCGACGTCTCCACGTCCAAGGCCAGCTTAAACCCGGCCTTTCCTGCGAGTAGATCACCGAGGACTGCGAGGGTGCCTTTAAGGTCCGTAACATGCTTGACAGGAATCTTTTCATTCCGATCAGGGAGTACAAGCGTACCGTTGACCAACCGGACTGCACGCTTTGTCGAACCAAGCAAATCTTCAAACTTGCCTTCTTCCTTTCCGTGAGCAACAATACCCGGATGGTACGTTGGTAGAATCGGGGCCGGTACGTCCGGACGATGCTCTACCACACCCTGAAGCTCACCGAGCGAGTACCGTGACTGCATCAGGCTTTTGGTTGCCGTAGTGCCGAGCGACAGAACGAGTTTCGGTTGCACGATTTTCAGTTCTTCGATCAGTCGGGGACGACAACACGCAATAGCCGTTGGGGGTGGCGGAATGTCCGAATAGTCGTCTGCTTGTGATTGGCAGAGGACTGCATTCGTCGTCCACACATCCTTCCGCTGTGTGTTGTTGCGTTCCAGAATCTTGTCCATGACGTCACCGGGGCGTCCTGCAATTGGCTTGCGTGCCCGAACGTCAAGGTAGTTTGGGTTATCCCCGACGAGAACAAGATCGGCTCCGGGGTTTCCAGAGCCGTGAATCGGATTGAACTTCTTGTAGAGGGGACAGCTTGTGCATTTTGCGTACTTCAACGCCTGTGCCGTTGGGTTCTCCATTTAATTCCCCCGTGCCGTATACAGCGGCTCACCGAATTGATCGGTAATCCCCCCGGTGTGAATCTTCACAGCGGTATCACAGGCGGGGCATGGGATGAAGTTCACCGGCTGCTTGCCGTGCTCCTTGTAGGTCAGGATCACGTCAGTTGCCTCAACCTGCAACACCTTGCTGCATCCGATGCACTTGAAGTGCTTTCCAACCGCCCACGGACTACCCGTATGCGCGTGCCGGATAATTTTCATTTGGTATCGTCCTCCTTCAGAATGGTCGCTACGAAGTACAGGATGTGAGCATAGGCATCAGCCGCGTGGGAATCGCCCACCACAGCCTTTGCCTTGCTCACATACGCTTTTCGGAACTGAGGGGGTTGCACGAACACCCTCAGTCCGAATAGCGTGCAGAAGTGCTCGATGAGGCCGAGCAACTTCAGAGTGTGTATTGCCGCCTTTGTGCGGTATCCGCCGCCGACGAAGTTCTCGACAAGAACAAGTACGTTTTCCCCGCTCTCCGCTCTGCTACGTGCTGCGTTGAGTGCGGCTCCGATTTCGGACACATTGCGCGTTTGGACGGCGTGTACGTGTCCGCTCTCTGTATCAAGTTCGGCTATGCCGGTCGTTTCGCCGGGGTCAAAGGCAACAATCCACATGGGGGGATTATCCCCAACCGAGGGTATTGTCGGATGCCCCTCCCCCTACGGGGAGAATCCGATCAATCTGGTTACGCTTTTCGTACACACGGCCCGTCTCCGGATCGGTGCGCTGCTCTTGAATCTTCAGACGAACGGTTACGCGTTCACCATGAATCCGTTCAAGCATATCGTCAATGTAGATGATAGCTTCGCCTTCTTCCGGCTCGTAACCTTCGAACTCATCTCGGTATCCGATGGTGGCTTCACCCTGAAGTTCGTCCCCCGGAATACCCGCTGCGGTCAGAAGTTGCTTGAACTTCCATGTCGTCGTCGGATGGATGATGTAGGTATCGAACACCGAACCCCCATCTTCCAGCTTGTACCGCACGTTGATCGTCGTTGCGCCCTTGGTTTTAGCGCCGTTACTGACGTCTCGCTTGAAGCTGAATACAGCGGCGTCATAATCACCGGCTGGCTTAACTTCGAAATTACTGCCTGCGTTCAGGTCTGTTCGGATAGGTGGCATCTGTTCCTCCTGAGAACGTTACGTATGTAGTATACCCGATAGCTGACGACGTGTCAAGCTATTCGTAGGGGTCAATATGTTCGGCTCCGATTTCGTACAACTCATCGTCGTACCAATCGGTATCAGACTCGTAGTCTCCATCGAACGAATCGGGTTGAAGCCCTCCGGACGCTAACATCGTCCCGACGTTCTTCAACGCTCCGGCAATCGCTTCGACGGATTGAAAGTCGAACGTTTCGACAGTCCATGACCGGAGTTCGTGTCCTGCTTGGTCGAACTCGGTAATGTAAACTTCAAGGTTATACATGAGCATAGGAGATTCTTCGTTAGGCATCGGTTCCTCCCTTCAGTGCATCAATGACAACTGCAAGCGATGGGTTCTCCATCTTATCAGGCACACGCTTGACGCTCATCGGTTGTCGTACCTTTGCAGAAAACTTGTTGGTTCCAGCGAGATGCAAGACACGTTGACCGGTCTTTTCGTTCCATGTCAGGTAGCCAATGGAGTCAACCGCTGCACCAACGTTGATACTGGAACCCGGTGTGAGCGCGGGTCCAACCTTAACGGTTCCGGTAGCTTCGTCCCTAGTCTCTCGTTCCAAGGCCGTGAAAATGGTGTTAATCCCTTTGGTGTGGGTGAGCGTACGGAACGCCCGTACCATAGCCAGTAGGCGATCATTCACTTTCCCCCAATCCTGCTGTGTGACTTGTTCACGCGTCCCCACGACGCTTTTCAGACACATCGTCTGTGCTTCACTGAGTGAGTCAATAATGACCGTCTTGAAGGTGTTCTCTGTGTCAGACAAAAGCGCATCGTACACACGCTGCAAGTCTGACCATTGCGACGGACGGTACACCATAATGTCAGGCCGGTCGCTGATGGACATGGTGCCGCCTTCAAGGTCTACGTACAGCACGTCACGCCCATTCGGTGTGTCCTGTGCCGTCCCACAAAGCGTCGTCTTTCCGGCTCCGGAAACACCGTACAGGAGAATGTTGAGTCCCCAAACCTGTCCAACTTCGGACGCTTTGAGTAGGTTCAGGTTGCCGAGTTTCGGCGTGAGAACGGTTTTATCTGTCATACGGTCCATCTACTCCTTTCCCCATTGACTAGCCATTGCGTCGGCAATACCTTGGAACGTGGTGCTTCTAATTTTCCACCGATCTTTAGACGGTGGAGTGTGCCATAAACGGTGTTGAACCTGTCGAGGCAAAAGAAGCATTTCTTCTTTAACCACATTTGTCGGGTTTAGCATAGGCAAGTTTTTTAGCCATAGGCATGTACCCTTCCGCTCTGGATGCCCAAACATCCACGGTTGAATAACCTGTGTTTGGGACTCACCGATAATTTTTCTTGCGTGGTTGTGCATAATGGGATTTTCGACGGCAATGCGCGAAATAGGTGCGTCTAGAAGTGCTCTGAAAAACAACGCTCCTTCTCGCATCGCTTTCCATCTCGCTTCTCCGTAAATACCTGTTGTTTTTTTCATATCTCGCGGCTCTCGATAAAGCCATTGAACCCCTGAATTACACAGGTAAGTGCATGGCGGGTGCGCGATCATCATATCCCATCCGTTATCCAATACATCCCTCACATCTCCTTGGTAGTGTGGGCCAGGACGATCAGTAGGAAGAAGGTCGCATGACATGGCATCGTGACCATGCGCAAGAAAGGCATCCCGAACAACTCCCGAATACTCACACGCTACAAGCACTTTCAAGTCTTACTCCTTTCCAAGTGACGTAAAGTAATCCGCATCAACCGCTTGCTCGTCACCGTGACGCTGCTGGAACGATTGACTTCCGGCATTCTTTGTATACCCAAACTGGATAATCGTATCCACATCTTCCTGATGCTGCATGGCCGAACACAGGTCTTTGACGTGGCAATCCCACGCACAGGTTGATTGGAAGTTCGGGTACACATGCGTTAGATCAGACATGTCGTGGTACACCGCTTGTAGTTGTCCCACGAACGAGTCGATTTGCGCCTGTGTAATGGGAATGGTGTAGCGAACATAGAAGGGTGTCGCGGTCCCGCTATCCCGCTCCATGAGCCGTTCCAGAATGTCCTGATATGGGGCAAAGGCGAGATTGTTTTCGTTGATCGCGGCAACGTACGACATGTAGTCGATGGAATCTGACCACGCCTTCGACAGACCACCCCGCTGCAACCGCTCCGGCTTGCGAGGAACTTTTCGGCTTACTCCATCGTAGAGAATCCCCGCAATGGGTTGGCCGAACAGTTGACTCGCCGCCCATGCATACGCGGTAAACTGTGGCCGGAGCACTAGACTGTCGTAGTCAGGCCGACGATCAAACGTCTTGATTTCTCCGACGAACCACTGTCCGTCGCTTCGTTCAATCAAGCGGTCAAGCGTTCCAATGAGGAACCCATCGGTTCCGGGGATCGGTACGCGGAAGGTCTGTTCGGCGGCGCGAACGGTAAAGTTCTCTCCAAGCGGATTCTTGGCTCCGTACTTGGTGAAGTACCGGCGCACCACATCAACCGCCTGATAACCTTGCTGCTTGAACTCTGCTTCTTCATCCGTAGAAGGTTCAGTGCCAGCCGCATTTTTATAGGCAACAAAAAATCGGTCCCACTCTTTCCCATACTCTGCACTGACGGCATCATAAGGGTTTTCCCCCGCTGAATGCGCGGCCAGTCCTGCATGAACAAGCGTACCGATATTGAGCACCGCACGCGGTAGCGCGATACGGCGAAGTGCCTGACGGTTCGGGGAACTAATATCCCACTGACGCCGACACCGAAGGAATTGTGAGACTTCCGAAATGGAAATATCCAAGGTACGTTTACCTTTCTTCGCTAGTCACGGTACGCTTACCGTGCTTGTAAGTATACACAGGGTACATCCCTGCGTCAAGGGATGATGCACTTCGTTTCCATGCCCACCAGAGCGAAACGTTGGAGCATCGTATCTATTGCTTGCTTGTTTGCATCAATAGAAAAGGAGTTGCGACTGAGTTGATGTGCAGCAACGGCTGTCGTACCACTCCCCGCAAAGAAGTCCAATACGGTATCCCCCGGCTGTGATGATGCAGTAATAATACGACGGAGAATACCGAGCGGTTTCTGCGTTGGATAGCCTGTCTTTTCTCGACCACCCGGACTCACAATCGTATGCCACCATACATCGGTCGGGAGCTTGCCCCGTGCCGCCTTTTCCGGACCGCATAATCCCGGTGCCATATACGGTTCTCGGTCAACATCCTCGGAGTTGAAGTGATAGGTCTTTTTATTCTTTACGTAAACGAGAATGTTGTCGTGCTTTGTCGGCCAACGTCGCTTTGTTCGTGCGCCGTAGTCGTACGCCCAAATGATTTCATTTAGGAAGTTTTCTCGACCAAAGATACTGTCTAACAGTACCTTGATATAGTGGACTTCTCGGTAATCAAGATGAACGTAGAGCGTTCCGTCGTCTGTCAAAAGACGGTGCGCTTCTCGCAGTCGGGGTTCTATAAACGCGGGATAGTCCGTGTAACGATCTGTATAGGACAACGGACCGCCACGCTGTTGTGTAATACCTGTGTTGAAGGGAGGATCAATGTAAATAAGCCGAAACGATTCATCGTGCATCGGTTTGAGTGCCGACAGATTATCCTCCCAAATAACGGTGTGTGTGGTCACAGTTCCTCCCCCTTTTACATGTCTCTCAGACGTTCCAGCAACGCCTTCTGAATGTTTCGGTTGCGGGTACGGGCTGTCTCGTACACCGCGTTATCAATGGTTCCTTCTGCCATAACGTGTACGACATGCACACGATAGGCTTGTCCGTACCGACGCGCACGGGCAACGGCTTGATCCAGCGTACCCGGTAGGTAGTCATGCTCCAAGAAGATGACTAGGCGACTATGTTGGAGATTTGCTCCTTCGGTGAGGGCCGCAAGGGTCGCAACGACAAGACCATTAGGCGAGTCATTCCAAGCATGGAGTCGCTGTTCTCTCGTTGCCGCATCCGTACCCCCGTCAATCTGAAAGATCGGACGACCGGTGACTGATAGCCGCTTGACCGCAAGATTGCTCGTTCCCCTATACCAACAGAAGATAATGGCAGGTTCGTCCGGACGATCCGCAAGAACGTCGATAATGGTATCAATCTTCGGGTTGTCTTTTGTTTCGCCAACGATAACTCCATCCTGCACCACAAATCCAGCCGTGAGTTGTCGCAACTTGGCAACCAACGCACCACCAGTTTTGATTGCAACGGTATCGTCAAGGTCCGGGTGCTCAATGAACCACTCCTTCTTCGCCACATCATGCGCTCGTTTCATGGCCGGTGGCAACGGAACATATATACGCTCTGTAACCGGTTCCTCTGTCCATGCAGGACGGACACCGTGGGTGCGGACATGCTCATCAATAACGGTATCGTAGGTACGACGCAGCATGTACTTATCCAGCATCGCGTTAAAGGCCGGTTCCTTATCCGGTTGAATACCGTGAATCTTCGTCGTCCACGGGTCTTGCTCGGTAACACACCACTCCCCAACGAACCGCCAATACGATGAAAAGGCACGGCTGTCGATCATTTTCAGCACAGGCCAAATATCGCCGGGGTTGTTGACTAACGGTGTCCCGGTGAGGAAGTATTTGTTGGCGCTTTTGATTCGATTGGCATTCGCCGTCCACTGGGATTTTCGCCCCCGGAGACGGTGTGCCTCATCGAAGATGACGGCACCCCATGTGTACGAAATGAGTTCTGTACGCTTCTTGATCCCGGTGTCCATAAGTGTGTGGTAATTTGTAATTACCCACCCTGTATAGTCCACGGGAATCGGATCGCCTTTTCTCCCCACAATCTGTACGTCAGCGTCGGGAATCCACCCCGTAATGTCATCCTGCCACTTTCGAAGCAGGTACGATGGAGCAACCACCAGTTTACGCGTTGTCGGTGCCGCTTCGTATGCGGCTTGAATGGCCGGGTAGGTTTTGCCCATACCCGGCTCATCCCCAAGAATTGCCCGTTGCTTTGCGGAAAGAAACTCGACTGCCTCTTTCTGATAGTCACGAAGTCGTGACACATCTACCATTCCAACCCCTTTCGTCGGTGCCACCACCGGTAGAGTTTCCCGCGCCACCGGTAGTACAACCGCCGATACCACCAGAACGGCTCCACCGGATAGTTCACTCCGCGAATAAGCGCGTTAACAATCGTATCAAACGGAACCGTCCGATCAAACTTGACGTATAACACATGCGCGTATTCCGCAAGTGCCACGGCATTCGATACCACATCCGGGTCTGTAATGCCGAGCGCAAGTGCATAGTCTAGCACGTCCCGATTTCCCCACTGAGGGCCGGGATCACGATGGTCTAGCCAGTCCTGTAGCGAGATGGTTTTCATTCATCCTCCACAAGTCCGAAGTTCTGCACAATCGCATTTGCGATTTCCTCAAAGCTGTAGTCCGTATCATCCGATAGTTCCAGCACCGATACAAACGTGTAATTGAAGTGCTCATCGGTATGCCCCACCGGGAACCGAATGTCTTGCGTCAAGCCTACGGACTGTGCTGCGGCCAGCGGAATCAGCGTGGTTTCATGGTCGCCGCACTGATACCGTACCCCTCCGGGGTATTCCTTTCGTTCCCATGCGGGAAGTTCCCCAAGCTGGATCAAAAGGTCAACCGCAACGCCAAGCGGATCGTACCCGTGGTCGTTCCGGAGTTGTCCCCGAATCTGCGGGTACGTTCCGGAACGCAGCGCGGTTACGTACCACTTTAAGAATGAGGTATTAGCTCCACCCATAACTTGCTCCGAGTGCGAGGAAGAAGCCGATAACAAAGAGGACCAATCCTCCTGCTACAAGCACTATCGCCGCTACAAGCATACCGGCGATGATTTTTCCGATTCGTTCTGCGAGTGACATGAATTATCCTCCTGCCTGTCTACTGAGCGCGGAACGCCCGTGCTCTAGTGCTGTGTCAATGAGGGAGTGGATGGTCTTAGCTTCATTGCCACTCAGATTCGACAGCACATCATCCAAGTCTCCGAGTTTTGGTTCGTGAAGCAAACTTTGTACCCGGATGGGGGAGTATCCTGCGGCAACAAGCATCCAGTCTCGCTGCTCTGGATCAGCACCGACACCCTTTGCGAGACGAAGTACAATGTCTCGACTTGGATGTTCGCGTAACCCCCGCTCTAGGTAAGAAATATAGGAGTCGTCTAGTCCTGCTTCTTCAGCAACTTCAACCTGTGACAAGCCTGCTGCCTGACGCAAGCTATACAAAATCTCTGCGAACGCATTGCGCGTACTCGTATCAGCCATGTTGGTCCCTTCGTTTGTCTTTTCCGACGTGCCAGCATCCGCAATAGACACAGGCGTAATGATTAAACGGTCGTCCATGTTTCCGCTCTAGGTCACGAACGGCCTTCTTTGCCTCTCGCTCCGTGTAGAACGGGTGCTTACGGTTACATCCCTGATACCGCAACCATTCTTGCGGCGTCATTTGCGCCACCATTGTTACATCCTTTCATAGAGTTCGTTGAACTCTGCTTTCTTCATGGTGCCAACGGCTCCGTCGTCGTACTCAACAACCACCATCCCCGGTTTAATGTCGATGGATCGGTCTGTTCCAGTATCGTACAGAAACGGGTATGGCTCATCGTCAAACGAGTGTACCATCCCACACGCCCACTCTAGGAGTGCTTCTCGGTTATCCCCCGTGTACTCTAGAGCGCGGACAACCGGAACTTGTTTCAGTACGTACGTACCTTCAATCACAACGTTCTCCTTTGTGAGCCAAGCTCCACACGACGATAGTTAGTTAGTTCAAGGTACTGGTTGTCAATCAGTTCCCATAGCGCGGATCGCGCATCTTGCTCATCGACTCCGCGCTGTTCCGCAAACCAGATGAGTTGTGTCACCGTAAGCGGCGGGTTAGCGCGTTGAACTGCATTGAGAAGAACTTCGTGTTCTGGATAGAAGGTCATCGGTCGTTTCCAATCCGCTCCTGCTCATGCAGCCACATACTATCCAAGTCCCACCCATTGACGAAGATGCGGCACAGGCGCTTCCAACCGAAGCTGTTTCCATATTTCTTGAATACAGCCTCCACGTCCTCTTTCGTCTGTGCAGCGTCGAACGCTTGGTAAACCGCATGGAACATGTCGTACGTCAGTTTTGTTGCCACGAATCACTCTCCCATCCAGACGTACCATCGCAGGTACGCATTCTTCATGTCGTCCGTTGCGTCTGCTGGCATAATCCCGTGATCGGCAAAGACCGTCACTTCGGTTTCATCCGCAATGCACACGGTATAGAGTACAGCCGGATCATTGTCTCCGTACATGCGCCGGTTGAGGACGGAAGTGGACAGGACGACCGCCCACTCCCATCGTCCACCGTAATACACCTGTACCGTCTCACCGACGTCAAAGACGCGTCCCATCCTACCCTCCGAGCGCGGCGTCCATGTGTGCAGCCGCCTGTGTTTTGAGTTCATCGACAACCGCGCCGTAGCGAACGGTCATGCGGATAGACGTGTGCCCAAGCAACTCCATCAGGGTCTTTTCGCTCACGCCCTTGGAGCGTAGAAGCGTTCCGAACGCGTGCCGGAGTTGGTGTAGTCCAATCGGGTCAATACCCGCGCTTGTTAGCGCGTCTTGCAGCCCCATGTAGACCGCATGCGGGTCCACAGGCTTGCCAGCTTGCCCTTGAAAGATGTACTCCGTCGCGGCTGGCCGAACTCGATTGTGCTCAAACGCGGCGTCGTATAGCTGCCCAAGCGTATCGGCGGCGAGACGTGGTAGCGGTAGTACCCGGCGAGAAGCCGCCGTCTTAGGCTCTGATACCACAAGTCCGTTTCCGGTGATTCGCTGCACAGCGCGGCTAACTGTAAGAGTTCCTGCACCGAAGTCAATGTCACCCCATTGGAGCGCACAAACTTCTCCACGTCGAAGTCCGAGGGAAAGCATGAGGATGTAGATTGGTTCATACTTGGTACCCTCTACCGCGTTCAGCAACGCCTGTGCATCGGTTGCCGTCGTCGCCTTGATCGTGGTGTTCGGAACACGCGGCATGCTGACACGCTTCGCCACGTTAACCGGAAGTTCGCCGTACTCAACCGCTTGATCCAAGGCTTGCCGGAGAATAATCTGCGTTAAGCGGATGGTTCCCGCCGACAATCCCTTGTGATGCTGAAGCACCATAATCTGCCCGACGTCGTTCGGGCGAAGCTCACCGAGTTTCTTGGTTCCGATCACCGGAATGATGTAGCTGCGAATGTGCTGACGGTAGTTTGCAGCCGTTCGCGGACGGAGACTGTGCGCGTGCAAGTCCATCCATTCGTTCATGTACTGAGCCACCGTCATGTTCTCAGTCATCAGTGCGTCCAAAGTAGAACACCCCCTCCGGTACGATGCTATCCTGAACCACAGTCAATTCAGGACTACATGTAGTATACACCGTACCCGGAGAAATGACAAGGGCTGTCGGCGGCAATCCGTGGATTTCCTCATAGATTGCCTCACCGATACGGATGGTTTCGTCCGGAGTTTCTTTTTTCGTCCGTCGCTGAATCATCAGGTAAGGAATTGTCAGGTTCATGTTGCGTCCTCTCCGAACAACATGGCTACGAGTCGTGTGCGTTCGTTCTGCACACGCTCCCACTCGTCGCGGCACGGAAAGTCACCCGGAGGGGTTGCCGTACACACGCCGTACGCATGCTCTGCTTCGTGCAGTACGTCAAGCTGTCGCTCAACACGATCTTTAAATGCAGGATCGTCCAAGGTAGGTAGTGCCTGCAAAAACTCAATATACCCCATACGATGCCGGTATGCTGCGGCACGCGTCGTTGGAGTTACCTTTGTATGGTTTATAACAGCGGTAAGTGATTCGATTCGCTTCGTGACATGCTCGGTAATCCGTTTCTTGGTAAATACGCTCATAGCTCCCTCCTAGCGAGTAGGGGTTTCCCCCTACTCTGCCGCCCGTGTTTGTCCCTTGACCGTCATAATCGGTGTATACGTGTCGGCCACATACACCAAGTCCTCTTGCAAGGCGATTACCCGGTCAATGTCCTTATATGCGCCCGGTGCCTCATCAACGTATTCCAATCCCGCCTGTGAGTACGTCCCCGCAAGCGATGCCTGAAACTCGTTAATCGTGATCGAACGCTTTGCTTCACCACGGCTCATGGTCCGTCCCGCGCCGTGTGAGCACGACTCAAAGCTATCGGTATTTCCCTTACCGATCACCTTGTAGCTCTTGGAACCCATGCTCCCCGGAATCAAGCCGATTTCAGAGAACCGCGCACTGGTCGCACCCTTTCGGTGCAGCACCATATCGCCGTCCAATTGTGCGTAGTTGTGTGGCGTGTCGTGAATAGTGGACTGACTGAGCACACTGGTGATGCCCCGTTCCTGAAGCACATCCGCAAATGCTGACAGAACCGCCGTCATCATACGCTCTCGGTTGAGTCGCGCATAATCAATGGCCCATTGCATATCGTGCAGATAGTTCTGTCCTTCAACCGTTTCCAGCGACAAGTGTGCGAGGTCACGCGGTACACGGGTCTTTGTCTGCGTTACAAATTGCTCTGCCTGCTGGTTGTAGTGGTTGGCGATCCGAAGCCCGATGTGTCTGGAACCAGAGTGCAGCATGAACCCAATGAAGCCACGGTCGTTTACCTGTGCTTCAATAAAGTGGTTGCCACCACCAAGGGTACCGATCTGGTACGCCCCCTTCGTGTCCACAAGTTCTTGCAATTCCCGCGCTCGGAGCGGTTCTAGCTTCAAGTGTCCGAGTGTGTGCGGATACTTGTGCGCGTTGAATCCCATCGGTACGGCACGCCGTACCTTCGTTGCCCACGCCTGCCAGAAGTCCGCGTTCATCGCCTCACGGTCGAACGGCATGGTCGTTTGCGCGTGGCGCATACCACACCCAATGTCCACGCCAACCGCGTTCGGGATAACGGCCAACTCGGTCGGCAACACACAGCCGATGGTTACTCCGACGCCAAGGTGACAGTCAGGCATAACGGCAATGTGCGGACCAAGAGCCGGATGCCCCGCTGCGGCCATAAGCTGACTCATCGCCTGCGGTTCCATCTCATCCAACGGAAGCCAGCTACGAATCTCACGCCCGTTTCCACCAAGAAAGGTTGTATAGGTTCCCATGTTATTTCACGTCCTTGTAGGTGTCTCCGGCCAGAATACCGTAAATCGTTTTTGGATTTGCGTTGTACTTCTGGCAGAGTTCTTTAACGTACTTCACACTGGACCGTCCAGTGCTGCGAATGTCCCTGATTTCGTCATCGGTAAACCGACGATAGAGGCTCCGTTGCCCTTTCTTGAATTGAATACCAAGCTCTCCCAACTTTGCGCGTTGGCGGTCGTGCCAGCAATCAAGGCACCGGAACCCCACCGTGATGAAGGTTCCACAGTCATAGCAGGTTTTTAAGTGTCCGGTTGGCCGAACGTTCCGTTGCAAGAGGGGACTATCCTCATCAATCGGTTCCTGATCCAGTGCTGTGACGTTAAAACTCATCTCCGTAGCTCCACATCTGACGGGGTAAGTTCCCGCCCTTGTAGTTGCTCAATGGTTTTCACCATTGACCGCTTCACGCTAAACCCAATGTGCTCACGCACCGTAATCCACGCTCCGTCACGCCGTTTAAACTGCAACCGAACACGGGTCTTACGTGCGTCCTTCCCGTTCTGGTGCTCGTAGCCGTAGGTTTCAATGTCGAACCGCATCCACGGTCTGTTTTGCACCCACGCTTTTGCCAGCCGGTACTTTGCGTCTCGTTTCTGCTCGTTCGTCATCGCGCCTCCTAGTCGGCTACTGTCCGTTCAAAGTCATAGTACGCAAGCGGTTTCGCGTACATCATTTGCTCCCACCACACCGGTTTGACGTTCATCATCCGATCTTGGAGCGCCTGCCAGTCATCTTGTGTGACCGGTTCAAGGTCATTTACTTTCGGAAATATTTCGTCGCCGCGCTCGGGGTACTGATCCTGAAAGAGCAACCGCCCTCCGAAGAATTGTCCAACGGTACGCAGGACTGCAACCGTCCCCGGTGTGGAGCGTCCGAAGATACCGCGCCCTCCAAGGTCCATCTCATATGAGAAGAACAGTGGTTGCTGGACGGTAAGCGTATCGAACTCCCACCGGGTTAGCTCCGGAAAGTTGTGATCCACAAAATGCGTTCGCGCTCCGTGGACGCTGACAAGTCGTTGCTGGTTGCGTAACGGGCCGCGCTCTGGTGGACACCCAAGCGCAATGCCCGTCACGGTCTGTACCCAATGGTACCGCGCCTCAATAGGCAGATAGAGTTCCGCGCATACGGTCGCTGGCATCAGGCACCTACCCGAATCCGCGCACGCTGCTGCTTTGACGAAGCGACGGATGCAACCGCCGTCCGTGCGACGGCTCTCGCCTCACCCTCATAGAGTTGGCATACCATGCAGAAGTATTCTTCCTCTGCGGTATCCCACATCATGTTAATGTTGGTGTCGCACAGCGGACAAGCCGGATCAATCACCGAACCCATTGCCGTCTCATCGTCGGAACCACCACGCAGGTAGGCCGCAATATCCTCTTTCGTGTATTCCTCAGACTCACCCTCACCGGTCACTTCGTAGAAGCTGCCGTCTAGGTACGCTTCGGTTGCGGCTCGTTTCTTCTCCATGTAGTCGTCAAACGACTCATAGAGTACGCCGTTAATAGTAACGCTTGATCGGCCAGTAGCAACTGCTTTAGTTCCGGCTGTTTCGGTGGACTCGTACTTGTCCCGGCTGTAGTAGGAACCGTACCCGTAGTTGTAGCTGGAAACGTACCGGCCACGACTTTTCTTGTCGGTATCGGTGTGAAACCATTGCTGATCGGCAAGGTTCTCGCAAATCTCCGTAAAGAGTCCGAGTGTTGCCGCCACATCCCGAATCGACACCATCTCCTTCGATGAGTGTGCGTTGTAGTACCCACAGGAAACGTTCGCACAGGCAATCGGAAGCCCGTTGTTCTTCAACTGGATTACATCGGAGATGGAACCCCAATCGTAGGACTTGTATCCATAAACGGACAGGTACGGTGCAATCGCTTCTTCGAACTCATCTCCGAACAGTTCTGTTCCCGCTCCTACCCGAATGAAGTCACTGTTCCCGTTGCGGTCCCCTTGGAGCACGAAGGAACAGTCCACGAAGAAGTCCATGTCGGCCTCTCGGGAACCGACACACCCGATTTCCTCATCTCGGAAGAACACAGCCTTTGCAGCCGGAAGTGTGTTCAAAAGCGAAAGCGCAAGGAAGATACCTACCTTGTCATCGCCGCCTACGCCGGTCGTGTCCATGTTCTTCGGGTCAATGGCGAAGATAAGGTCATCGGCAACCACGACCTTATACTGGTTCTTGGCCTTGATCCGGTGTACCGTGTCCGTGTGGGCCACGATGCACGGGAAGATTGCCGCGTCCCCCTTGGTCGCGTAGATGTTTCCATCCTTCACCACCGTGCGAACGCCCATGTCCGCACACTTGGAGAGAATGAATTGGTTCATGCGTTGGGTATCACGCGAATGGCTCTGAACCCTGAGCGTTTTGAGTAGCAGTCCTGTGTCCAATGCTTGTCCTTTCTCCTGACTAGGATTCAAGTATACCACGTCCCCCTCGTACGTGCAAGGGGCTTTGGCAAGTTGTGCTCGGGATAACCCACCGGGGTACAGGTTTTTAGACCGTCCCCGGCGAGTTGCCCTTCCCGATAGGCTTGGGAACATCACGCCCGTTGCGCGTCCCCGTTTAGAATGGTAGGTCAAGCTCATCCTCCACATCAAGCGGGTCAACATCAGCCGTCCAGCTATGCGTCCACATATTCGTATTCTCATCGAATGCGGGAGTTGATAGCGCCCGGAGATTATTCATCGCCGTGTTGTAATCAACCCTATGGACGAACAGCGGCTCACGCGGTTGAATTGTGTACGAGTAGTCCGGTTGGTAGCTGAATACCCCCGGTTCCGCTGAACGGAACGTTATGGTCGGAGCGGACGGAGACGGGGCATTATCACCCGTCTCCGATGCCTCACGCCGCAAACGCGCACGTTCGGCACGACGTGCTACTGCTTCTCGATTGCTCTGGCATGTTGGGCATTCGAACGTGTCTCCACGCTGTGTGAACCGGTTCGTGCGCCGTGCTGTGTCTCCACAGTAAGAGCACCGGAGTCCTTGGCATTCGCCGCACATCCGCTCGGTGTACTCCTGACGGTAGGAGTGATCGACGTTGAACCGGAGCGTCTGCATGTTCTCGGTGTCTACCCGTGAACATCGCTGGCACGAATGAAGGTCGTAGCAATCCGCGCAAATCGTCGTCCGATCAGGCGTATGCGGGTTCATCAACACTTGCAGCGCATTGTCCATCGACACGGCGTTGTGGCAGATTGCACAGGGCTGGTCACGTAGCCACGTCTCGTAGCACGTTCGACAGACTGGACTCGTTTCGCCATTCCGGTAGTAGGACGGGTAATAGAAGTTCAACCGGTTCCCGTTTCTCTCATAGAGATAGTCATTACAGTTCTGGCATCGGTAGTCATCGACGCACAGACTGCACAACTGCCCCTCCGGGCCGTGTCCACGCATCCGATGCTCACAGGCTGTGCAAACGTGCTGCATCCGACAGTCGTAGCACATCCCGTCTCGGAAGTTGTTCCGGTCGCTTTCCGTTCCGCACTCAGAGCATGTCTGAATGAACGGATACCCGCTTGTACTGGTCAACTCATAAGTTGCGTGTGCCCCACGCTGGTGATTCTTGACACGGATGGTGCCCTCATCCTCATCAATGAATAGGTACTTGAACGTGTCGCAGTACGGGTAGCCCCGGCTTGAACCTGTCAGCAAGTCTACCGACAGGAACAACTGCTTACCGAGTTCTCCGGGCACATCCCACAGGGTTTCTCGTTCGAAGCTGTTCGCGTGCCGGATGATGTATCCCTGTTCAGCGGCCCAATCACGCAGCATGTGAACAACGGTGTCGTTCCCATACGCCCGATCCATTGCCCACCCCTGTTCAACCGTATTCCACAGGAGCGCACGGCCAATCAGCAAGTCGCTCTGATCCGTCGCAATGACCATCTTCACCGCGTCCGGATTATTCACGTAGAAGTCCATGTAAGGTTGGCACTCATCGTACCGCATGCACGACGTTCGCAGCGTACCGGTGCCACTTGGCGCGTAGTGATTCCCGTCATACCAATGACGGATAGCCTCACCCTCCACAATACGAACCGATTGCCGGTCCTTCAGTACCCGTGCCCGGAGATGGTTGGTGAACTTCTCAAAGTCGCTGTCGGTCAGCGTCTTTAGTGTCTCCGGTGTCAGTAGCGCACGGGCAACCTTTGCCGGTCGTCCCGCCTGTCGCAGCTTCTTATTCCATTCGATCCCTGTATCCAACGCCGTCTCAATCCGGGCCGTTGGCAGGTAGGTCAGTTCCCCCTCACCATTAATGGAGATGTAGTCACCAAATGCCTGATGCGTTCGGGCCAGCGGCTCACTCGTTGAACCGTACCAACTCCGGCGATACATGAGCGCCATAGCTACCCGGTCAGCGTAGTCGTAGATGAGCGTGTCAAGGATGTTCCGGAGTGACGCGGAATAGGTGAGAATGTACGGGGTCAGGTCTTTAGCCATGTGCGTCAAGTTCCTCCTTGTCTGCTTGACGAAGCATTCTCACCATAGAGAGTGCTTCACGGAACGTACTCGCCTTAATGGTGTGGTACCGTTCCTCGGTTTTGTTCCCGCTGCGTCGGTTTTCGCGTTCCTCACGTTCGTGCCACGCGATCACCTGTTTAAGTTGTTCTTCGTACCGATCCAGAACCATCGCTTACCCCTGTGCCAGCCGGTACTCTGCGAACACCATGCCCTTGTGCATCATCGTGTCCCCGGTCGGCTTGTATCCTGCCGCATTCAGCGCGGCCTCTGCCGCCTTGACGTGGCGATTCGTGGTGGCGCTATTGCGCTCCGTGTTGAGCCAGAATGCCGAGCCGTCCGTGAAGTCCATGATAATCGGGAAGTGCGGACCATAGCTCTGCAACTCACGGCACTCTCTACCGTTCTGGTACGCCACCGTGTCAACTTTCATGCTCTCCAACCGGTAGGCCGGTCGCCGTCCCTCGATGAACGCCGTCGCAATTGCCATTGGAGTCGTGAGGCTTGCCATGTGTTTGTGTCTCCTTCCCGGTGTCTTGTCTCACCGTCAACTACAGTATACGCGATCACGCACTGGCTGTCAAGGGGGTTTACTGGACTTCGATCCAGCTTCCGTCGTCCATCACCTGACAGCCGAACGACTCCACATAGGAGAAGAAGCTGTCTGTGGGGTACGCGCCCATCCGATAGGCGCGGCGTGCGGCCTCATTGCACGGGCCATCCACGCGGACGTATACCCCTTCAGTCAGTCGCCCCTCATCGCACCCCACTTGGTGCATGACCAATGAATCCCTCACCCACGCCTGACCGAGTTCTTCCGCCCACCGCTGGCACTCCATGTTGACCGGTGCAGCGGGACGTGCCGCCTGCATAGTCGCATCCGTGTCCGCGAACAGTGATGCCAGCACCAGACCGATGCCGAGAATGAATCTCTTTCCCATGTGTTTACTTTCCCTCCTTCGACACTGGCTCTACGAGTCCGCTCCGTAGCGTCATCGTTATCTTTGCGGACAACTCCACCGCTGCATCTTCGGCATCCTCCGGCGTGTCTGTCATCTGTCGCCGCACGAATTGATTGAGAAGCACCTGTGTAATTCGATCCTCAATCACGCTCCACTGTCGCTCCGTATCCATCGTGCCTCCTTCGCTGTTGACTCTAGTATACACGACTGACAGTCAAGTGTCAAGGCTAACTGATTCGCTTCGTGTCGAAGTTGGTGCCCTCACCGGCCTTGTAGCCAGCGTTGTACGCGTCGGCATCAAGACGTTGAGCACTCGATTTCGTGGTCTTTCCGATGAACTCCAACACCGCTGCCTTCAGCGCGTCCTCGTTCACCACCATGAGCGCCGATCCCCCACTGTATGCCGCGACTTCCGCATCACGGGCTGCTTTCATCGCGTCGTAGAGTCCCGCCACCATGCCCCGCCGAAACGCATTCTTCCACGCCTTGATTGTGTCACCCCGGCGCGGGGTCCGGTCCTTCCATGCCTGATCTGCAACCGCATTGACTTCCAGCACCAACCATGCGTACATGCTCTGGATCAGTTCAAGGTTCCGCTTCTCACCGATGAAATGCACCTTCGTGCTGTTGCGCTCCTGCACCATCGTGGAAAAGTTGTACTTGCAGATAGCGAAGAACAGGTTCCGTCGCCACTGTGCCGCCGCTCCAAGGTCAACCATGTCGTGCGTGAAGGACGATCCCGCTTTCTTGTCCTGCACCAACATGTCAAGGTGCATCTGTGCCAGCCCGTAGCGGGTCATCAGACGCGTGAGTGCCGCCGCCGCTGCCTCTGCCTCACCCTGTGTGGTGGCACGCTCTTTCAGCGTGGTCACGTAAATGAGTTTGGCTTTCAGTTCCTCCGTCAGCGTTGCGTTCACGTCTACCATGTGTGGGCTATCTCCTTTCGTGTTGAACGTAGTGTATCACGACTGTCAGTCAAGTGTCAAGGGCTAGATCGTGCATCCAGCCCGGACGCCACGCCTCGCCCGTGCCTCATCCTCCCACGGTTGGATCATCGCTTTGATCTGCTCCGGTGAGCGCCACCCGCTTTTCTCTACCTTGTCCATGATGAGACTCGCAAGCTGCATGGCTATGCGAGACGGTATGAACGTGACGTGCTCACTGTCAAGGTCTGCAATCACGTCGTAGATCATGCCGTCAATGATTGCCTCTAACGCCGTTCGGTCCATGTGTCCTCCTTTACAATAGGTGCCGTAGCACCCACACAATGCCATACCCCACCGGGGTACCGAGTGCCAGTATCCCCGCTGTCTTGCAGAGATACAAGGTAATCAACTCATCTTTGGTTAGCGTCATCTCATCTCCTTTACGGTAGACGTGGACGTGAACCGTTCACATCCTCCTTATGTACCCACAGTCTACACGACTAACAGTCAACTGTCAAGGCCGCGCCCATAAATAAAAAGGCCGCGCCAGAAAATGAGGCCGCGCCCCGAAATAAAAAAAAGCGCGCGCCCCGCTACAGACTCATAAAAAAAGTGCGCGCGCCCAATTTTCCGTAGAAAAAAAGCGCGCGCCCGAAAATGACGATTTTTTCTAAGGTTATGATGCAAACCGGCGTTGGTGCGGGTGGCATTGGTGGATTGCGTCATGGTATCAGCGTATAAACGCATACATATGTATGACGAGACAAATGTCTTATACATATATACGTATATATGTATATACATATAATGCATATACATTGATACATACTGTATCAACTATCATTACGGAAGCAGCTTTCCAATTGCAGGTCCGACTTGGTTGGCCGATCCCATGACGAAGCCCGATTGCAGCCGAAGTGGAGAATTGTTCGATGGGTGTCAAAGAACTTCTATAGAAGTCAACAAACTTCTGACGGATATTCATAAAAACCTTCTAAGCGAATCGCTATAGGAACTCTCTAAGCGAGTCGCTACCGGAAAGGTTCACCCGGAAGGGTACCCGGAAAGGTATCCCCGGAAAGGTGACGCAGGCGCGTGCTTAGGAGCCTGAATCGGGAAAGATCGGACGTGCGTACCCGGAAAGATCAGGCGTGCGTGCGTCCGGAAACATACGCGTGCGTACGCGTTCGGAAACCACCCGTGCGAGACGGTTATGCCGATTTTGTGATATGCGAATTGCCGCGACCGGTCAATTCATTTA